CGATAGCCTTTAGCAGACTAGCCTTGCGTTGCGCTTCTACGTGCGCCTTGTATTCATCTAGGTTCATGAATTGACCTTCTTTCGTTGTTGTTATAGTAGGTATTATACACGAGCAGACCGACATTATCCAATCGACACGCCGTATTTCCGTAAATCTTTTTATGTGATAAATCTCACAAAATTCAAGGGGTTCCGTAACGTATCCGTAACGACACGCCCGACCCCGTGCCTTTGCGGGCCAGCTTGACATTGTCAAGCCGACACGCCGTAGCGTTAGTCTAATTTATTGTGAATTAGATCACGAATTACTAGGCGGAGCATTATTAGGGTCGGTATTCCGATACCTAATTGGACTAGCGTAGTTAGTAGGCGATTAGTAGTCATTTACTTACCTCTCTTTATTTTATAAATCTTATAAGCGATTAGTGATAGGGCGGTGATAATCATAGTGTGCCAAGGTAGATAGATAGCCCCTAAGAAACTATCAAACTCTAATCCGTATTCGTTAGATATAACTAACTCAAATCCGCTAGGTATCATTATTAGTTATCCCAACTTAGTGCGAATACTTTTGCTAGTTCATCATCATCAACATCATCAAAATCATCAACGGGAGGTTGCTCCTCATCTACCTCATCAAGGTAGGCGTATGCGTCTGAAACATCTGATTGGATAGACTCGTATTTATCTATTGAGTTAGTATTGTATGAGTATGCGTATGACATTACTTAGATACCTCTACTTTTCTTACATTGTAGGTAAAACCTTTACCTAGTTTATTTAGTTCGGTCATTACTGCTAATAGTTCATCGCTATTCTTAGCGGTGTTATCTACTGATAGTAGTTGGCTACCTTGCCATAGTGAGTATGTGATTGTCATTTATTTTCTATCCTTTGTTAGTTGTTAGTTGGTTGTTGAGCGATTATTTGCTAGGCTCACCTTTCGGATTATTTGCTAGGCTCACGCTCTAATTCTTATTTAGTTTTCTATGTCGTAAGACTATCACGCCCTACTGACATCTAGACCCTTTTAGGGCTAGTGTCGTGTGTGATTTATACCACACAAGGCTCTATCGTGTAATCCTCGGCGTTGCCGTGATACACCTCGCCCTTGCCGTGGCAATTTGAGCAATAGGTAGGGAGAGAGAATAGGTGTTTTAGCAACGCCTTGCGCTCATAGGTAGTCAATTCGGGGTGGTTAGACTTCACGCCCCCGTGTTGGTATTCATAGACGATTGCGTCTAGTGTTTTTTGAGTGAGCATTTGATTGCTCCTTTCTTTTTGTTATACCTTAAGCGTAGCATGGGGGTCTGACATTTATCAAATCCAAATTCGGACATTAGGGACAAATCAAAATAAATCTTTGTGAGGTCTATCACACTCACGCTCAGTATGTGCGGTCTATCTAAAATAAACCTTCTTTTTAATAGTATGTATCGTACAAAATAAAAATATATTAACATTTTATGAAATCTGATATTTTACTCGACCAGAATCTATTCATGATATAATTAATTATTAATTATTAATAGGGGGATCTAAATGTTTGATACTACCAATTTTGAAAAAATAAGTGACCATTCTTATATATGGCGTGGATTTTTAGACAACGAAACAGCTGACGAAGCATTTAGAGCATCAGAGTATTCATCTAATAACGATGAAAAAGAAATAAGACCTTATGACAAGATTGAAGTTCTTGGAGCGGCAGTAGACAATGGAATACTAGAGAAAGCAAAAGATATATTTAAAGATCTTAATTGGGAACTAAAATACTTCTTGCATTGGCATACTCCTGCAAACACATGGTTTGGTATACACAGAGACAATGAAGCGGATGATGAAACTCCTTATACAAAAGTATGGTCTGCTGTAATATATTTATCAGAGACAAATCCAGATGGCGGAATTGTATTTTACCCAGAAGAAAATTTGACGGTAAAGCCACATAAGGGAGATCTCCTTATTCACGCTGCTTCATGTCCACATGGAGCTACACCCGTAACTACTAGCAATAAAAGAACCATAACCTTCAGCTTATATGATAGAGATCTACCTGTTGATCCTACAAATACATCAGGTAAAGAGAACAGTTGTATAGCAGTGTCTAATAGAGCCCATGGAGAGTCTGCAAAAACTCTTAATGCTGTTTACTCAGCAACAGATTGGCTGAATACTGATATTGGAAAAGCCTGGAGAAAAGATTATTGGATCGAAGATAAAGATTTAAAGCTAAGCTAACCCTTGACATAGAATTTCTAAATAGTATACTTCCAATAGGGGGGTCGGGGGGTCAGCAAATCAATAAATCATATAAATTAATATATATAGACCTAAGACCTAAGATCAAGTGATATCTAAAAAATTATACCTAATAGGTGATTGTCAGTCAACTAGAATATTCGAACATTATACCGATAACGAAACAAGAGTTGAATTAAAAGCTTGGGGTAAAGGTGGACACTCAGCTTGGAAATTTAATCCATATGATCTTTTAAAAATGAATCGATACTCTTCACTAATGGAAACTCCAAAACCAAAGGGGGGAAGAGTAGGATGGTCAGAAATCCAAGATGATGGCATAGTAATAGCCTGGTTTGGATACATTGACATAAAGTACCTATTGCCTAAATACAAAAATGCTGCTGAATGTGTCAAACGCTATGTTGATTTTTTAATTCAATATTTTCCAAACTCTCAGATAATACTTTCAGAACCTCATCCTCAGTTTAAAGAGAACATTATTCCGTATTGGGAAGAAGTAGATGAATACTCCTATGATGAACGTCTTCAGCAGAATAATGAATTTTGCGCCGCACTAAACGAGTATGGTTCCGCCCTTGGGTTAAAAGTAATCACTCAAAAAGAGATGTTTGAAGTAATGGGCCTACAAGAATTAGATCTAGGCTCCAGCGATAAAACCAAAGGGCATGACATTGATGGTCTAAATAAAGAATTGACACAAAAACTGTACGATATGTTTATTGAAATTGCAGTACAAGAAAGCAAAGCTGTGGTGATATAATTGTATTTAGAACTTTACAAAGAAGAGGACTAATAAATGGAACACAGGCTTTTAACAAAAGACGTAATACTTTTCAAAAATGTATTAAAGGATCCAGTAGCGACACAAGATTTTGTTATTCGCTCTAAGACAAATAACGATCAGTGGTTTGGGCAATGGCAAGACTGGAGACCATGGGGTCAATACTCCAAGGCATATCCATGGACTGATCCTTCCTATGAAGTTTGTAGAAATGAAGGCGGAGTATATTTAAGAGAGTTCCTAGATATATTTTGGGATGCAATAAAAATATACAAAGAAAATTACCTTAATCAAGACTACTTTGATCTAATTGGGGAGAGCTCAGATATTCCAACATCTATGGAGGAAGCAAGATCTAATCCAAATTATTGTACAGCAGATGTTGTGATACTTGAATCAGAAAACACTGACAAAAAACTTAAGCTTTCAATGGAGTATCATCAGGATAGAAGACCTTGGTTTGGCGGGACTCCACATATTTTTAATTTCAATATCTATACTAATGATGACTATCAAGGTGGAGAGATTGTTTTAATCGATACAGAAAGTGGCGAAGAGTCTACATATATAGATGCTGACGGAAATGAGCAGAAGTGCCTTATGATAGATCCTCCTATTACGTATAAGATGGAAGCAGGAGATGGCCTATTGTTTAGAACAGATCTATACCATGCAGTAATGCCAGTAGTTGGAAACAAATTCTATGTTCGTCAATTCCTCACAGCCATGTTTAAAGAGGATTTTATTAATATAAAAAATTCTATGTCAGAAGAAGATTTTGAAGTATTGCTTAAGCAAAAAGAAAAAGAGTCTTTTGATAAATTTATATGGCAGTGCAGAGTATTTAATTCAAAAGAAGAAATTGGTAATGGCGGAAACCCAAATCAGATAACTTGTGTAATTAAAGCAGTTGACTAGAATTATGGTATACTAATATCATGAAATGTGATTTTTGCGAAAACCCAAAGTATGTAGAGCGTATTAATGCTAAAGGCATACTTGAGAACTTTTGCACATCTTGCATCGAAAAGCTAGTAGCAAGCCGAATACGCTAGTCCCTAGGGGATATAGCTTAATCTGGTTAAAGCACTTGTCTTATATACAATAGATTCTGGGTTCAAATCCCAGTATCCCTACAATGGAGTAGAAAATGAATCATGTGAATCAAGTAATAGTACCTCAAGAATGGCCAAGAAGAAAAAAAGTAAGATCAATTGTAATTGCAGTATTATTTATAATAGTAGTACTAATAATCTCAGTCAACTAGGATATATATGAAGAAGATGTGGGTAGGAATAAGTACCATTGCGATAGCAATCCTTTCAGGAGTTGCATTGTCTAAATTTTTAAATTGGGCGGGAAACGTAGAAATCTTTGATTTTGACCTAGATGAAGATATAGATCAAGAATCTAATCCCTTTGCATAATTATATATATACTCATCAGTATCAGATATAGATCTAATTGCTTCAACTTCTTCAGCGGTCAAAGACTCATATAAAAGTCTAGAGCTATTGTTTACATTGATCTTATGGTTAACTTTACCCTTTTCAAGGTGACTTGGAACAGGTAGATCCATATCCTGTAATATACTTCGCATTGTGTCATTTGGGTTAGTTGATTCTAATATGAATTTATTGACTCTCTTACTTCGCCGCACTGCACTATTAATATTAATTTCAGTTGACTGCAATATATCCTTACCATATACATCTGAATGACTAATTAGATATCTAGACATATTGTTAGCATATGTATTTACATTCTGCATAAATGCTTCTTTATCTGGAAGATCATTACTATAATATTTTGTTTCTGATTTGTTGGATGATTTAAATTGATCACAATACTTGCTGACTATTTGTTTTACTGGATCTCTAAATGTTGATGCTACATATGTATCTTTATCTATCTCTGGATGCCACCCCGTAATTAAAGGATTGCTATATTGATCCCACATATTAAGAAACTCAATGCCATGTTTATTAAACTCATCTTTCAATGGAGAGTACATGTTGCTTAAGAAGTATTTAGATCCTGTTTTAGGTATCTGTAAATAATAAAAGGACCTGTAAGCCATTCTAAGACCCTCTTTTATTGATTTGCATACTTTGGGATAGACCAGATGTTGTAAAATTGCTATATGGCCCTTTGAGGGCTTTTAATAACATTTGAAAATGTCTTCTACCGCCGCACTTTTCGCACTTTCGCACTATATGCTCAATTACTTCTTATATTTAAGTTTATTTACTTCTTTATGAGTGTTGTCGCAATAAGGAAAGTCGGCAGAGTCCCCGCATACACATTTCTTTTTGCAGAAAGTTGTTTCAGGATAAACAGTGTTGTTCCAGTTTATGATTTCTTTTGGATCTGTCATGAATGGATGTTTGGCTGGATCAAATAGCTCGTATGTTCCTGGAGCATGTTCTTTTTCCATGCAGAAGTTAGAATATGCAAATCTTATACCACTTGTTATTTTTCTTACTCCATGTTCCCAAGGATGAGTTGCTCCATGAATTGCTACATCTCCAGGTCTTACATCTACCTGCAAGCAATCATCAGGATCTCCAGGTCTATCTTTAATTCTTCCATCTGCTTCAATATTTGGATAAAAGATTTCTCCGCCTTCGTAGTCTCCCATATAGGCAACCACTCCATGGCTTAATCTGCAGCAAGTTGACCATCTGTCTAGCTGAGTTAGGTCATGTTCCATATTCATGCCTGGACTATCAGCATGCACAAACATTCCTTCATCGCCAGGGCGCATGACATTTACAAATAGCTGTGGATGAATGTAGTGTTCTGGATAAAGCATCATTGAAAGTCTATCCCATATTGGTTTTAGCTCAGGCATTGATGGACCAGTCTTGTCCTTGTACCAGTCTATATATTGATCTCTGAATACAAACGCATCTTTTGAATCTTTGTAAGCAGCCTCATGCTCTCTCATTAAACGCATGATATTTTCATTTTCTTCTGGGGTTATGAAGCCTCTGTAAATCCAGACCTGCTCTGCAACTTGTTCTACCTTTGGATTGTCTGTAAACATTACTTTTTACCAACTATTCTTTTTAATTTAGAAAATATTTTTGAGAAAAATAATTCAATCTTTCTTTCTGACATGAACTCTTTAGATTCCCCGTGAGTATAGAATCTACTCTGATACCTAGGATTCTTAGATGCTTGTGAAAAATGATCCCTTGCCATATTAATATTATTATACCACCAGACACGTAAAAACCCCCTATGGAGGCGGATCCAAAAGGGGGCTTTACCATTGGGAGACGAGTCTCAACCAACACTTTATTATAAGTTAATAAAGATTCAATGTCAAGGAATAATTACGCCTTTTTCAACAAGTGTGTCATACATGTTGTTCATCTGCCATTGCAAAAATGGCTGGTTCTTAATAATCTGCTGTTCAACATCTGCAATATCTGCACCGCTGGACACACCAGCAAATCTTGTATCGTTATTTAATTTTTCAAGCATTAAAAGTACTACTTTTTCTTTTTCCATTTTATTCTTCCTCGTTTGGTCTAAATGATGGGGCTGGTCCTAGTAGATAGCCCTTATTATGATATTCTACCATTTTTTGCGTGTCTTCTCCACCAACAATTTTATTGGACATCAGAGTTAGCAAATCGTATATCCTATGTAACATTATATAATTTACCATAGGAAGGTTATCCTCTAAATCAGAGGTATTTATTTCATTCAGGTCTTCCTGCATCTAACCAAAAAGCCTCTCTACCCATTGCATCGGTTACCCGCATTGGGGCCGATTCGTTTTCTAAATTACAAATACAATTTTCTTTACACATTTTTATGTTTATTTACCTCATCAACTATCTTCTGATAGCTTGCTGCTCCTAGAGACTTTTTATAATCGCACTCTAAGCAATATAAGTATACCTCATCTAAAAGGTTTTGGTTAGAAAAAAGAAGGGATTGGTCTACTGGGCATAAAAGCTTTTCAACCAATCCTTCTTCTGACATGGAGATGTAGGCTGATACATATTGTACCCTCATCCCATCTCCTTTACTTTGTCGGAAATTTTAATAAAAATTCCTTAGCTCTCGGGGTCATACCCTTCCAGCTTGACCAATCAATACCGCCATTAGTCATATAGTACGTTATCTCTGCGTTTGTTACTGGGTCGAATAACTCTTTGTTACTCTGTAGATCAAATTTCTCAAGTCTTGCAGGACCAAGATCTCCGATCATATTTATTTGAAATAGTCCGTAAGAACTATCCCCTGTATTCTTATTCCCGTTATATGCAAGCGGTCTTCCATTAGATTCACGCTTTGCTATGGACCAAGCTTTTTTAAGGCCTACTCCTTCGAATCCTACAGTCTCAAGTAATACTTTTAACTTTTCGTCTGTAAGCATTTCAGATGGCTTGTAAATTGCTTTACTAAAACTATCTAAAACTTCTTGCTTTAATTGGGCTTCAGTTTTCACTAAAGGTTCTACTACAGTTAAAGCGTTTGCTGAGCTACCAAACAAAAATAACATTGTTACTGCTATTATCGTCCAGTCACGAACCAAATCGCTAAACTGTTGCTTTATATTCTCCATTGGCATTTCCTCCTATAGAGATAACGAACTCTAAGAATAGCATTGATTATAAACAACTGTCAAGTTAGTTGACCAAAACTCTATCTCATATATTGATACTTGTAAAAGTATTTTTCACCCCTAGACCATTAAATAAAAGTTTGATACACTAGGACTTCATTCAAAATTAGTACCGCAAGGCGGAGAAAAGGTCGTATAATAAATGTCACAAACTATTGAAAATCCTTATGAAAACTTTATTGCTTTATCTAGATATGCAAAATGGGTAGAAGCAGAAGGTCGTAGAGAAACATGGGGAGAGACAGTAGACAGATATTTTTCATTTATGACTAATCATTTAAAGACAAACCATAATTATATTCCAAATGAAAAGCTAGTTGCGGAATTAAAAGAGTTTGTTTTTGAACGAAATGTAATGCCCTCTATGCGTTCTGTAATGACTTCAGGGGCTGCACTAGAAAGAGATAATGTTGCTGGATACAACTGTGCATTCCTACCAGTTGATTCCCCACGTTCTTTTGATGAAACGATGTATGTTCTTATGTGTGGAACAGGAGTTGGTTTTTCTGTTGAATACAAGTATATTAATAAACTTCCCGCCGTCCCAGAAAAACTTGAAAAGTCTGATACAGTTATTGTAGTTGAAGATTCAAAACAAGGTTGGGCAAAAGCATATCGTGAACTGCTTGCTTTACTCTGGACAGGACATATCCCAGCAATTGATGTCTCCAAAGTTCGCCCAGCAGGAGCAAGGCTAAAAACAATGGGTGGAAGATCTTCTGGACCTCAACCACTTATTAATCTATTTGATTTTACAATTGCAAAATTTAAAAATGCAACAGGAAGAAACCTTAAGCCGATAGAGTGCCATGACATTATGTGTAAGATTGGCGAAGTTGTTGTTGTCGGTGGAGTTAGACGCTCTGCAATGATCTCGCTATCTAATATTAATGATATTGAAATGGCACAAGCTAAATCAGGAAATTGGTGGGAGCAAAGCCCACAACGTGCACTTTCAAACAACTCTGTTGCATACTCACGCAAGCCAGAGATGGAGCAATTTATTGCAGAATGGAAATCTCTTTATGATTCAAAGTCTGGAGAACGAGGTATATACAATGTGGCCGCAGCTCAAGCCCAAGCAGCCAAGTACGGTAAAAGAGATCCAGATATACACTACGGAACTAACCCTTGCTCAGAAATTATTTTACGTCCTTATCAGTTTTGTAACCTTTCAGAAGTCGTATTACGTGAAAATGATACAAAGAAAGATATTCAACGCAAAGTTGAGCTTGCTACAATTCTTGGAACTTGGCAATCAACGCTAACAGACTTTAGGTATCTTCGTAAAATTTGGAAAGATAATACAGAGGAAGAAAGACTTCTTGGAGTATCATTGACTGGACAATTTGGCCATAAGTTTATGTCTGGTAAAGAAGATCTTGTAATGCTTGAGTCGTTTTTAATGACAATGCGTGAGAGAGCGAGAGAGGTTAATAAAGAAGAGGCTGGGAAAATTGGGATTCCTGAGTCTGCCGCCATTACTTGCGTAAAGCCTTCTGGAACAGTATCTCAATTGGTCGGGGTATCTTCAGGAATGCATCCATGGCATTCACCGTATTACATTCGTACAGTTCGTGGCTCAAAGGGAGATCCTATCTCTACATTTTTGAAAGAAGTCGGAATTCCCGTAGAAGACGATGTAATGAAGCCAAACGATACATACGTATTCTCATTTCCAGTAAAAGCACCAGAAGGAGCAATTGTAAGAAATGATCTTACAGCAATTGACCATTTAAACATTTGGTTAGTGTACCAACGTGCTTGGTGTGAACATAAGCCATCAATTACTGTTTCCGTAAAAGAAGATGAGTGGATGGAAGTAGGAGCCTGGGTTTATAAGAATTTTGATGAAGTTTCTGGAATTTCTTTCCTTCCTCATTCAGAACATACATACAAGCAGGCGCCATACCAGGAAGTTTCTGAAGAAGAGTATGATGCTCTTGTTGAAAAAATGCCCAAAAATATTCGTTGGGAAGACCTATCTTTTTATGAAACAGAAGATGGAACATCACCCTCTGCCACCCTTGCCTGTAGCTCTGACGGCAATTGCGAACTTGTAGATATTTCAGCATAGTGGTAGAATTATAGTATTCGGCCACAGCCGAAAATTCCAGGGGCAAATTGCCCAAAAGGAGAAAATAAAATGGCTAAATTTGCAAAAGCAGATTTAAACAAAGATGGAAAGGTCAGTATGCAAGAACAGATCCTAGCAGCACTAGCAAGCTACGGAAGAGCATTTCTTTCAGCAGCACTAGCTTTATACATGACAGGTAATACAAATCCTAGAGATTTACTACTTGGCGGAGTGGCAGCAGTAGCACCCGTGATTTTAAAGGCATTAAATCCAAATGATAAGAATTTTGGATTTACCAACAAAGCCTAAGTTATAGTTGATTAGGAACGCCTTTATGCTAAAATTGGCATAAGGGCTTTTCTAATTTAGGGGTAAATGTGGCAGCGCAAAAGAATTTTGAAGTTGATCAAAATACAACGTTTACGTTCGAGGTCCAGTACCTAGACGAAGATCAGACACCTATTCAACTTCATAATCACACAGCAAAACTTCAAGTTAGAGATACTCAAGGCGGTAAAAAGCTAGCGTTTACTTTAACAGAGCAAGATGGTTTAACAATAAGCCCAGTAGAAGGAAAAATACAAATTTCTATATCTCCAGATAGAACAAACAAAATGTTTTTCCCAAAATCCGCATACGACCTAGTATTAGTTGATCCAAGTGTAAACAAGACCAGGCTCCTAGAGGGATATATGACATTGAATAGATCGGTAACAGTGTAATGGCAACAAAATTAATAGTTACAGAAAATAACCCACTTGTAGTAGTTAGGTCTACTGGAGCGCCTGGAAGAACAATAATAAGTGGAGGCGGAAATCCAGATGCTACGCTTGGAGTCCCAGGAGACTTTTATTTTGATACAAACACAACAAGGTTTTGGGGCCCAAAGGCTTCAACAAATACTTGGAATATAAACAATAGCTTTATCTTGGATAAACAAATTTCTTTGACATATCCATGGGAAATGGCACAAATAACTGGGCCAGTCTCTGGAGTCTATTCAGTTCAGATAAATCATAACCTTGGGTTCCACCCAAACGTAACCGTCAAATCTAGCGCTGGGGACATCCTAGAAACTGGAATAGACTATAATAGTATTAATCAAATAACACTGACAATGGCGCAACCGTTCTCAGGGACAGCATATCTGTCATAAGGGAGAAAAAAAATGGCAAAAAAGTTTTTAGTTAGTATTGATCTCAACAAGAATGAGTTACTCAATGCTAGAATTCAGAATTTAGGGTCAGCCCCTTCATCACCAGTTGCAGGTCAGATTTATTTTGATACAGGCACACATGTACTATACTTCTACAATGGAACAGAGTGGACACCAACCTCTGGCTCACAAGAAGTAATTCAAGATTTAATTGGCTCTACAGTTGTTGGCGGAACAGGATTAACAGCAACATATAGCGATGCAGCAGGAACACATACAATAAAATTAAATGATACCGCAGTAACAGCTGGAACATATGGCTCAATTACAAAGGTACCAACATTTACAGTTGATCAGCAAGGTAGATTAACTGGAGCAAGCGAAGCAAATCTAGTTATACCGCTAGACACACAAACAACAGGTGACTATGTAGCAACAATTGTTGGAACAGCAAATGAAGTTACAGTTTCACCAAATAGCGGACACAATGCAGCTGTAACAATTGGCTTGCCAGACAATGTAGAGATTACTGGTAACTTGCAAGTTGGCGGAAACTTAAATGTAATTGGAACAGTTAACTCTGTAAATACAACACAGATTAACATTGAAGATAATAAGGTAAAGCTTAATAGTAATTTTGCTGGAACCCCAACTACAGATGCTGGAGTTACAGTTGAGCGTGGATTAGAAACAGATGTAGAAATCCTATGGAATGAAACATCTGATACATGGACATTAACAAATAATGGAACAGCATATCACGCAATTGCTAGAAAATATGCAGAAACTCTAGGAGCATCTGCTACATCATATACAATAACACATAATTTAGGAACTTCAGACGTGACTGTTCAGATTTTTGAAGCAGCATCTCCATTTGCACAAGTTGAGGCAGATGTAAAAAGAACAAGCTTAAACGTCGTTACAGTAGATTTTGCAATTGCACCAGCAGCTGGAGAATATAAAGTAGTAGTTGTAGGTTAATAGTATGTCAAGACAGATGAAGGTTGCCCTTAATCTTCTTACCTCTATGGAGAACCCAGATGTAGCCACAGTCGGAGACATTTATTTCAATATAGTAACTAAAAACTTAAGAATATACAACGGATTAGTTTGGGTTGAATTAACCCCACCAAGCACTGACCCAACTCCATTCTATATGCACACACACACGTTTGATGGAGATGTACATACAATTGATGTACAAAACAAGATTACATTTAAAGAAACAAACGTTCAAGACACACCAGGAGTTACTCTGCCTATCATAGTTGGCTATGATGGTCAAAATGCTTCATCTCTAAATGATGGCGGATCTATAACAGACCAAACATTACTTGATGGCGGAAACGTTGAAGGACAAATACAGCAAGCAGAAGATCAAATTCTAGAGGGAGGTAACTCTGCAGACATCGATGGTATAATTGTTGATGCAGGGGGTTCATAAAATGGCATTAAGAATACAATTAAGAAGAGACACAGCAGCAAATTGGGTAGCAAATAATCCAATATTGCTTTCTGGTGAACTAGGCTTTGAAACAGACACATTAAAGTTTAAAGTTGGTAACGGCTCTAGATGGAATTCCACAACCTCATATGCATTAAAATTAGGCGAAGCAAATGGAGTAGCTACACTTAACTCTATTGGTAAAATTCCAACATCACAGCTTCCAGACTCTATTTCTGCTTCAGTTGATTTAAATGGAGCTATTGCTGCATTGACAACAAATTCAATTGCAGAGGGATCAACCAATAAATATTTTACAAATCAAAGAGCAATCGACGCTGCCGCTCTCGCAATATCCTCAGCTATTGCAACAGAAATAATAAATAGAAACAATGCAATTGCAACGCAGGCAACAGCTACGACAGCAGCGATTGCAACTGCAAAGACCCAAGCAATCGCAGCAGCAGCAGACGATGCTTCTGCAAAAGTTATCGCAGCCAAAGCAGAACTTAATACATCTATACAGTCAAATACAGTATCTGTAAATTCATATACTGATGCAAAAATTGCCACAGAGGTCACAAATAGAAATAATGCAATTTCTACAGCAGTGTCAGGTCTATCTTCAGGTGGAGGATCTTCAACAATAACATTGGGATCTGTTTTAACTGGAGATGCAGACTCTTCTGCTTCAATTGTAAATTCTGGAACCACGACAGCAGCAGTATTTAACTTTACTATTCCTCGTGGCGCAACTGGCGCATCTGGTGCAACTGGACCACAGGGATTAAAAGGCGACACAGGAGACACTGGACCACAGGGCCTAACTGGATTAACAGGAGCAAATGGAGCAACTGGAGCCGCTGGCTCCGCAGCCACAGTAGCTATTGGAACAGTTACAACTGGAGCCGCTGGCTCCTCAGCAGTAGTTACAAATGCTGGCACAACTTCAGCAGCTGTTTTAAACTTTACTATTCCTCGTGGAGCAGATGGCTCAGGTGGAGGTTCAACTTTTTCTGGAAACACAGACGCAGTAACAGAAGGCACAACAAATCTTTACTTTACAGATGCACGAGCACTAGCGGCAACAAACCAAAGATTCACAGATGTTTATGTTAATTTAAATCAAGCAACAGACGACCTGTTGACATATGCAAATTCTACTTATTTAACATCATCTAGTCTCGGAAATACATTAGATGGATATGTAATGGAAGCAGACGCAGATTTGGCAGGAGGATATGCAAGACTTGGAGCGTCAAGCGGAAAAATTCTAGACTCAGTTATACCTTCTACAATTGCAAGAACATCAGATATAACAACAGCTATAGCAAATGTTGTAAATGCAGCACCAGCCTCATTTGATACACTTAAAGAAATTTCAGACTATATTGCCTCAGATCAAACAGCAGGAACAGCATTAACAACATTAGTAGGAACTAAGCTTTCTTCAACAGATGCAGCATCTACATATGCTCCAATTGCTTCCCCTACATTTACTGGTACAGTGGGTGGCATTACAAAGACAATGGTTGGCTTAGGAAATGTTGATAATACAACAGATCTACTAAAGCCTATATCTACTGCAACTCAAACAGCACTAGATTCCAAATTATCCACATCAGTTGCAGCATCAACCTATGCAACTAAAGCCTCACCAGTATTTACTGGAACAGTAGATTTTTCTGGTGCAACAGTAACTGGGATAACAGCACTTCCAGCACAATTAGATAATGCTGGCAAATATTTAAGAACAAATGGCACAGTGGCCTCATGGGCAGATCTTTCTGGAACAGTGCTTGAAGGCAGTTTTAGTGCAAATTCTTTATACAATGTTGGAAACAAATTCCACTTAGGGTCTGGCACAAGCGGATATGCAGAAATATCAGTTAACCCAACAAGCGGAAAACTGTATCATAAAAAAGTAATTGGCGGAACAGAGCTAGAAATTATTAATGAGTCCTGGGAACAAACATTAACCAATAAGACAATATCTGGATTAAATAATACAATAACAAACCTTCAGGCATCATCTTTTGCAGACTCTTCTATAACTAACGCTAAACTTGCTAATTCAAGCATAACAATTAATGGCACACCAGTTTCACTTGGTGGAACTGCAACAATTTCTGGTGGTGCAAAAACATTCTATAATAATACTGGCACACTACCTACCACTGGTATGGTTGCTGGAGATATTTATATACAATACTAGGATATAAATGAAAATAAATGATGGTTCAGCCTGGAAAGAAGCAAAAGCCTTAAGAATACACACAGGCTCAGGATTCGAACTAGCAAAAAAAGCTTATGTCTATAATAACGGCTGGCAGATTGCATATCCAAACCTACCATCAACTACAGGACTTACCCTAACATATTCAGGTACAACATATCCAACCGTAGGAACAGTTTGGGCTGTACAAGGAAACTGGAATATGGATCCAGCAAATGCCCCAGTTTCATATACATATCAATGGAAGCGTGGAAATACAAATATTTCTGGTGCCACCTCTGCAACATATACAACAGTCGTTGCCGACATAGATTCAACAATTGGCGTAACAGTTGTTGCAACAAATTTAAGAGGCAACACAACTGCAAGCCAAAACTATGGAGCAATTATTCTTCCTACCGTTTCTTCCGTTACAGTTTCAGATTCCACCGATACACCGTCAGCAACATCTGTAACAATTTCAAAGAGCGGAACTTCTTATAGTGGAAGCTTTACTGCATCTACAAATGCAACTACATATAGCGTAACTACAAATAACGGTTCAGTTACAAGATCTGGTTTAACATTTAGCGGATCAGGGTCCTCTGGATCAACAACAGTTTCAGTCACACCAATAAATACAAACAAGAAGGCTTTAATTTCATGGACAGCAGCCCCAGGAGCATCTTCATATGATATTGTAAAGTATGGTAATAGCATACAAGACACAGTCAATGTCCCTTCTTCACAGCTTAGCTATACTTGGTCAATTGCAGATGGAAATGAAGGAAACTACTTTACCGTATATCCAAGATCTGCTTTATATCAAGGCTATGGAATACAAAGAACTCTTACCGTATCAAATAAATCTGCCGCAACTGCAACAGGAACAATAACAATAGGTTGTACAGCAGGATGGGTAGATGCTGATTGGACATATGGCGGAGCTACATGGAGCGGAAGCTGTGTAAATAGCGTTGAGGCTGGAACTTACAGCTGGAGATATAGACTTTATCAATATGCAGATTGCACACAAGACAATTTAATGGAATATGGAAGTTATTCTACATCACGAGCCTGTACACCAACATGTACAGCAGGATGGCAAACTGGATCTGAATACACATACAACAGTATAACTTGGTCTGGATCCTGTAGCCCAATGGGAATTGAAGGTGGAACAGCAGCAAATAGAACAAGAACTTGGGTAAATGCAAACTGCACTACAGAAACTAGAACCGAATATGGTCCATTCTATCAATCAAGAGAGTGTGTTTACACACCACCAGCAGCATGTGTATGTAATTACACAACAACCCCAACACAAAGCTATCACTTTGCCCCAGAATCATGCCCAGGCGGGTCACAAAGAGCTGGCTCATTATCTGGAACTACAACAAATGCCAATTGCCCAAATGTTACTAAGACAGCTACTGGAAAATATGCATGTAAGTCATACGATGTAACCAACTCAGCAAGCAGTAATTATTCTTGGTGCTACAACGTTGGAGATTGCGATGCTCGGTATAACTCAGACGGAACAAGAGATGCTTGTTATGCATAACATATTGACACCACTTATACTAAAGGGTATAATAAACTATGATTAATTTAAATGAAGAAGACTGGTTTCTTGAGGGAGTCAAATCTACCCAGGTTGCCGCTGGTAGAACCGCTATGCAATTGGCTTTAATTATAGATGGAGAAATTGTTTCTTTTATTGGAGTTAGCCCAGAGATAGCAGAGAAGTTTTTAAATGCATCTGCTGTATCCGATATTGGGGAGACAAGCCCAGGAATATTTGAATTTAATCTTGATGGCGAGACAGTAAAATCAAATGAAAAAATATACTCAATTATGCTATCAGATCCAACTATTGTTCATGTAAGCCTAGATGCCCAAAGACATGCAGACAAGGCAGAAGAGGGCTGGTTATACCAGGGAGGCCAATTCGTAATTCCAGGAGTTTATGAATGACGAGTAAATGGCAACAATACAAAGAAAAGTTGGGCGAGACAAGGCCCTGGGACATATTAAACCCTAACACAGAATATGTCGAAGAAGCGGAAGCAACAAGAAGATATGATATATGTAAGGCATGCCCAGAGCTTATAGATTTAACCAAGCAGTGCAAACAATGTGGATGTGTGATGCCATTAAAAACAAAGCTTGCAAAAGCTACATGCCCACTATCAAAATGGTAAATATTGCAATTTGAATAAAAGATATACGGTATAATAAGATAACACGCAACACCGCCAGGAGGATTTATAAATGGCAACGGCTTTTCCAACAAGTAAAGACAACCTAACTAACCCATCAGGATCTGATGAATTAGTTGGTCACGCAGCACAACATGCAAATGCCAATGATGCAATTGAAGCACTTGAAACAACAGTTGGTGTGACTAACTCAGCTGATTCAAATTCTTTGACATACAAGGTAAACACACTATCCACAGCAGTTGCAGGACTTGAAAGTAACGCAGACGTTACAACAACCCTACTGGGGCTAGATGGTAATAATGACCTTGAGGTAAACGGTATTGAAAACCCTACTAACGTAGACTCATTTTCAAAAACTGCATGGAGAACAGTTCATTATAAGATCCAAGTTAAAAAAGGAATCGATGTTTACTCTTCAAACATCACAGCGACACATGATGGAACTAATGTTCTTGTATCAGAGTCAGACATAATCTCAACAACTAACAATACTTTATTTAGTTATACATTTGAAGAAGATTCAGGTATAATTAGTCTAAGAGTCACCCCTAATGGTGGATCTATTACTTTTAAGTATTATAGAACCGCAATTAAGGCATAATAAAAAAGCAATAAGAGGAGTCATATAAATGGCAACAGTAGTCAAAAATTTTAGAATTAAATCAGGCCTCATTGTTGAAGGTACAACAGGTACAATCAACGGCCAAAACATACTTACAGAAACAGGCGCAGATAGTTATATCCTCAATCTTGTTGGCGGAGCGACTCTTGTAAAATCAGTAGAAGCCACACAGCTTGAAGTTAATGGCGCAGGCAAGCTATCCGTAAAGTCTGGCGTATTTGATGCAGCAGGCGCAGCAGCAGCTGCACAGACTGCAGCAGAAGCAACTGCATCAGCAGATGCAACAAGCAAAGCAAACACCGCAGCATCATCTGCAATTTCAGCAGCCGCAACAGATGCAACAACTAAGGTAGCCGCAGAAGCAGCGCTTAGAGTATCAGGCGACGCAGCCTCAGTTTCAACTGCAGCAGCAGATGCAACATCTAAGGCAGATGCCGCTCAAGCAGCAGCAATCTCTGCAGCAGCAGCAGATGCCACAACTAAGGCTAACGCAGCTAAGTCAGGAGCGGAAGCAACTGCAGCAGCAGCACTTTCATCTGCAATCTCAACAGAGGTTTCAAACCGTAATACAGCAATTTCAACTGCAGTAGATTCATTGGTAGACGGTGCACCAGCACTTCTTAATACATTAAATGAATTAGCAGCAGCAATTAATGATGATGCTAATTACACAACAACTATTACAACAGCTCTTGGAACAAAGGCTAACTCAGCTGATGTTACAACAGCAATTGCAACTGCAAAGACTGCAGCAGAAGCAACTGCATCAGCAGATGCAACATCTAAGGTAGCCGCAGAAGCAGCCCTTAGAGTATCAGGCGATGCAGCCTCAGTTTCAACTGCAGCAGCAGATGCAACAAGCAAGGCCAACGCCGCTCAAGCAGCAGCAGAAGCCACAGCAGCAGCTGCTAACACAGCTCAGCAAGCTGGAACAACAGCATTTACAGCATTAAACGTAAATGATCAAGCAAAGCAAATTGCAGCTTCATCATCTGGAACAGCATCAGTTGCTGGAACAGCTTACCAGTGGGCAAAGGCTGACTACCGTTCAGCTAAGCTACTTGTTAAGATTGATAATGCAACACACAATGAAATATCAGAAATCCTATTAACACTAGATGCATCAGATAACGTAGCAATTACAGAATATGCAATTGTCGGAACTAATGGATCAAGAGGAACAATTACAGCAGAAGTATCTGGTGCAGATGTTCTTGTAAAGGTAACTCCAGTAAATAACTCAACAGTTAAAGTATCTGGAACATTAATTAAATAATTAAATAAAGGTTTTGGGGGATTCCTTAAAAATCCCCCACAATAAAACAATTAGGGGATAAGTGAACTTAAATGGCAACAGTAAATAAGAATTTTAGAATAAAGAATGGATTAAATGTGGCTGGTACAGCTACGTTTGATTCTAATATTGTATTAGGCACCGCCCCGATAGCATTTGATGAAACAACAGGGAGACTACAGGTTCAGATTAATGGAGCTTGGGTCTCTTTAGCACATACAACAGATGTAGTAGATACATCTGGAGCAATTAGCTTTATGGATATTGGACTAGCAATCGATTACGATGGCAATCCAGTCTATACAGTTCAGGCAAACGGGGTTGTAACAACAGCGACTAAATTCGCTGACGGCGGAACCCCTTCAACAACTTCATACGATCTATCCTTTGACTCCAGCACAATTAATGCTTAATTGTAATGGGCTCAGTGGTATAATTTACAAATAATATAAAATAAGGGGTGGCATAATGTCAACAGTAAGAATTCAAGTAAGAAGAGGCGTCGCAGCAGACTGGACCTCAGTTAACCCAATACTAGCAGCAGGAGAAATGGGTTACGAATCAGATACAAACAAGTTTAAATTTGGTAACGGCACAGGAGCTTGGAGCACACTTTCATACGGTGCATCAGATACACCTGGCGTTACAGAGATTGCACAAGATGCAATTAACACAGCGCTTACAGTTGGAACAGGTCTCACAAAGACATATAATGACGGTGCCAACACAATTACAGTAGCAATTGATGATACAGTATGGGCAAACAAGACATACGTAGCATCAGCTATATCAACAGCTGTAGCAGCAGGTGTAGCAGGACTTCAAAGCACATCAGACGCAACATATGTTCCAGAGTCAGATAAGGGAATTGCTTACGGAGTTGCTTCACTTGATTCAACTGCCACAATCCCAGCAGTTCAAATTAGCGACGCATCAGTAAGAAATAAGATAAGCGTTTCTGGTAATGGTATTAACTATAACTCTACAACTGGAGCTATGAGTCTTGATTTTTCAAGCTCACCTACAGCGGTAGCTAACCAAGGATATGTTGCAACACAGCTTTCAAACATTGTTAACAGCGCACCAGGTGCGCTAGACACTCTTCTAGAGCTTTCAAATGCACTAGGATCAGATGCAAACTTTTCAACAACTGTAACAAACAGTTTGGCTACAAAGGCTCCAATTGCTTCACCAACATTTACTGGAGTAGTAACAATCCCAGCAGGTGCAATAATTGCTGACTACGATTTAATTTCAGATCGTACGACTGCAGTTTCAGGTGCTATTACAACCGCAGCAGCAGATGCTACTACAAAGGCAGATGCCGCTCAAGCAGCAGCAATTTCTGCAGCAGCAACAGATGCCACAACTAAGGCCAATGCAGCAACAACAACTGCAGCAGCAGATGCCACAACTAAGGCAGCAGCAGCTCAAGCAGCAGCTATCACATCAGCAGCAAATACAACTGCAATTGCTAAAACAGAAGCAATCGCCGCAGCAGGAGCAGCAGCAGACACAGCTGTAGCTGGTGCAATTACAGCAGCAGCAGCAGACGCTACAACTAAGGCTTCAAATGCACAGTCTGCAGCAATTGCTGCAGCAGCCTCTGCAGCAGATACAAAGGTATCAGACCACAACGCTGATACAACAAATGTTCACGGAATTTCAGATACATCGCTTCTAGCACTTAAGTCAGAAGTTGCAGCAGTTACAGCAACAACACTAGGTCTTGGAAATGTTGATAACACAGCAGATACAGCAAAGCCAGTGTCTACAGCACAGGCTACAGCAATTGCAACTGCTAAATCAGAAGCTATTGCAGATGCAACAGCGCAGGTAAATGCAGTTATCGCATCAGCGCCAGCAGCATTAAATACACTTGATGAATTAGCTGCAGCTCTTGGAGACGATGCAAACTATGCAACTACTGTAACAACAGCACTTGCAGGCAAGGTCCCATCAGCTACACCAATTTCACAGAAGACAGCAAGCTACACACTTTCATCAATTAACGAAAAAGACTCAATGATTGAGATGAACGCAGCAGGAGCAACAACAGTTACAATCCCAACAGATGCAGCAGTTGCATTCCCAGTCGGTACATCACTAGATGTTCTCAGAGTCGGAGCAGGTGCAGTAGACATCGCAGCAGCAGGTGGAGTTACAGTAAATGCAACTCCAGGACTAAAGCTTCGTGCACAGTGGTCATCAGCAACATTAATAAAGAGAGCAGCAAATACTTGGGTACTTGTTGGCGATCTGTCAGCTTAATTAGATTAAAAATAATAGGAGATAAAAAATGGCAAATAAGAAAATCGGTATTAAGTCTTCAGCTCAGGATAACTTCCTAGAGCCAAAGGCAGTCACTGGATTTACTGCCACTGGTGTTAATGGAGGGGCGTTCAATAACGGTTCAGCGAACCTAGCTTGGACGCTTCCATCCGATTCACCAGCAGCAACACTATATACAATAGTGTCAAATCCAGCAACAACAACACAAACAACAGCTTCTACCTCAATGTCCTTTACTGGTCTTGCAGGTGGAACATCATATACATTTACAATAACTCCATCTAATGCAGTTGGCAATGGTCTTACTACTACTTCAGGTGCTACAACACCTACTACTGTTCCAGCTCAAGTAACAGGAGTTTCGGCTTCATCATCTTCAGCAGGAACGGACGTAGTTTCATGGTCTACTCCAGCAAACGGAGGATCAGCACTAGGTGCTTATTACTGGGCATCATCTGATGGAAAGACTGGTAATACAACCTCTACATCAGTTTCAGTATCACAAGAGCAAGGAACTGCTCAGACCTACACAGTATATGCAACAAATGCAATTGGTTCAGGACAGACTTCAGGTGCATCTAATAGCATAACTACATTCTTCTCACCACCAAGCTTCTTCTCCCCACCAGGGTTCTTTTCCCCACCAGGGTTCTTTGCACCTCCAGGGTTCTTTTCCCCACCAGGGTTCTTTTCCCCACCAGGGTTCTTTGCACCTCCAGGGTTCTTTTCCCCACCAGGGTTCTTCGGTCCTCCAGGATTCTTTGCACCACCAGGGTTCTTCGGTCCTCCAGGATTCTTTGCACCACCAGGGTTCTTCTCTCCTCCAGGTTTTGGCGGATGCATAGAAGAAAACACACTTATTAAAACAACAACAGGAATGAAATCTATTAAAGATCTAGCAGTTGGAGACACAATTGTCTCAGTAGATTTGGCTGGAATCCCACTAGTTGGCTCACAAGAAGAGTCAGAGTTTGATCTAGCACTATGGAATTCAGACAGCCTAGTTTCTTCAGGAAATGTTGAAGCAACAGTAACTTCAAAAATTGGTAAAATTGTACCGCAGGTAATGTATTTCAATGGCAACGAGTCAAAGAAAGTATCTCTAGTACAGCATGTATTCATTAAAAGAGAAGGCATGTACCAGGTTCAAGTTTCAGCAGATATCGTTGAAGGAGACTACCTTGTTCATGTAAATGAAGACGGATCTCTTACAGACGAGCTAATCGAATCAATCACAATGGTTGATGGAGTAGCAACAGTATATAGATTAAATACAGAACCACAAGACTGGTTCGTTGCAGATGGAATTCTGCTACACAATTTAAAGATCTAATATACAAAAGCTATTTATTTTAATAATTGACATTTATATACTTAAATGTCATAATGAATAAATGATAGGCTTAATGGCAGAAATGCAAAATGATTTATCGGAGACATGGTCTTCAAAAGAACAGCTTTTCCCTGGACTTTGGGTTTACAGAGATGTAATTAAAAAAGATTTAAATCTTTCCCAAAGACTAGAGGAAGAGCTTTCTTTGTCTAGCGGATACAGATGGCAACGAGCAACTGTTGGCGGGAGTAAGAAATCTATAGACTATAGGGACTGTTTTGATTTTAAAATTGAAAAGACAAGTTTTCCAGAAAAAGATAAGCATCAGATTGTATTTGAAAAGATATGGCAAGACTCATATGACGCACAAAATCCAGCCCTTCAAGACTATTGCAATATGTATAGCATACAAATGAATTTCTGGGAAAAAATGAACTTTATTAAGTATGGCCCAGGCAATTATTTCAAAGAGCATGCGGACCATGGGTTTTCTTACGTATCAACAGTTTCATTAGTTGGCTATATAAACGATAACTATGTTGGTGGAGAGATTGTTTTCCCAAAACTTGGTTTACAAATTAAACCTAAAGCTGGAGACCTTTATATATTTCCTTCAACATATTTATTTTCACACGCAGCCATGCCAGTTTCTGATGGCATAAAATACTCTGTAGTAACAATGACAGATTATAATGATAATTCTCACGGAGATGAGTTTGACAGCTTTGTTAGACTAAAAAACAAAAGTAAATTGAATATGGGAGGGTAGTATGAATCAGCCAGAAATGTTAGCGCCAGGAGTTCTTGTATATAGAAATGTATTTCCAAAAGAAATGGATTTGATTAATAGGCTTGAAGAATGTTTATCCAGAGACCCAGATGCCGAAGGTGTTGGATACTCAGACTCACCACATGCAACTTATAAATGGAAGCAGGCCACAACTGGTTATGCTTTGAGTGATTTAAAGTATAGAGACGCATTTGATTTTAAAATTAAGAAAAACAAGCAGGACGATGATGGCAAAAGCGCAGATCAAATTAAGCTAGAATCAATATGGGAAAATGCTAAAGATGCACAGCTAGGCCCAGTAGAAGACTATAGACAAAAATTTAACCTTGCACCACTAAATTACTGGGAGTCTTTTAACTTTGTTAAATACGGACCAGGGCAGCATTTTCAAGTACACTCTGACCACGGATACTCCTATATCTGTGTTCTATCTTCAGTCGGGTATATTAACGACGATTACGAAGGCGGGGAGTTGTTTTTTGATAAGTTTAATTTAAAAATAAAGCCACAGGCAGGAGACCTTTATCTATTCCCTTCTTCATACTTATTCTCTCACGCCTCACTTCCAGTAACAAGCGGAACAAAGTATTCTATAGTAACAATGCTTGATTACCTAGAAGCACCACACACACCAGCATATCGAGAGATAGAGAAAAAGTATACAGATGGATATGCGTAAAATAAATGTTTTTAAGACTGGCGACAATCCAGCAAAAATAGAACAAATAAAAGTAAATAGAGAATGGATGGATGAGACTGCAGACAGACATGCATATAACTGTTTCCCAGTCAGTCTATCTAATACTTTAGGATGGGGAATATCCTTCCCAGAAGACATTTCTTTTATTTGGGACGGAATATCAGACAGCCAGCCCATACACATTAAAGTACTTTCTGGAGAAAAATATGTTCATACAAATAGGTCTAATGCAACAATAAGCTTTATAACTGGACTTACATTTAAGACTGATAAGAACACAACAATTCTAACAATGCCAGCCCCCAACTTTTTTATAGATGGAGCACAAGCATTTACAACTTTATTAACAACATCATTTTTTTCTGGAGAAGTTCCAGTTGTATGGAGAGTCACCTCACCAGGAAAAGTTATAACCGTAAAAGCTGGCACACCAGTTGCCGTAATACTTCCAATATCACTAAAAGAAATTAATGGATATGAGGTAGATCTTTATGATGGCAAGGGCTATGTCGGATCGGCCTACGATGGAAGAGAATACGGAATGACAGTAGATAAGATTAATCAGTCTGGCAAGTGGGCGGGTTTCTATAGGAACGCAACTGATCATAAGGGAAAAGTTGTCGGTGAACACGAGACCAAGACTTTGAGGCTACGGGTAAATGACAAATAAAATAACATTTCATTCTAATAGACTATACAACATTATTTCTGATTCGTATGCCCCGCAAACTACAAAATCTTTAATGCCAGAATGGTTTAAGGATGCTCCAAAATTTGAAATTGACCCAAATACCCAGGAGCCATATTTAAATACAGAGGGCGGTCCAGTAAGAACATTTAGATCATGCCCAGGACTACTTGATATATTTATAAGCGGATATGTTTACGTAACACCATGTAATATAACTTTTAAAAAGAATACAGATGGAACTACTTTTGTAAAAACGGAAGCTGGCTATGAGGATTTTATAGGAGTGAGACAGCCAATGAAAAGTTTCCCAACACCAATTGGATGCGATGACTATCATTTTCATTGGTACCCAAACTGGGCACCATCCGTGCCAGATGGATATAGCGTAATGTACATTCATCCAATAAATAGATTTGATTTACCATTTATTACCACTTCTGCTATAATAGATAATGATAAGATGGATACTCCTGGCCTAATGCCATTTTTTCTTAAAAAAGATTTTGAAGGCACTATTCCAGCAGGAACACCTTACATGCAATTAATACCATACAAAAGAGAAGACTGGAAGATGGAAAAGAAATTCTATTCTAAAGATGAAATAGAAAAAAGGCACAACCAGCAGGCAAAAAAGTTTAGAACAAAAGATGGTGGAGCGTATAAGCTCAACGTCAGGTCTTTAAAGAAATATGAATAGGTGAAAAATGGAATATACAAAAAGAGCTAGGTTTGCAAGAATGTCAATTACCCCATCTGGTCATTTCGGTAACTCCCCAGATAATGTAGTAGAGCTAGAAGACATGGTTACGCTAGAAGAACAAGAATATCTTTTAAATTTTGCAAGAAACAATAAAATTTGGGATGTTACAGAATCACAGTGGAATGAAAACGGAAATATTATTTATGACCACCGAGTATGGGAAGATAGAGTTGCAACCAAAGACTCTTTGATGAAAGCTGACCCAGAAGTTGTTAGAATATTAAACCTTGTTATAAAAAGAATGACTCCGCATATTAGAGAAAAGTTTGATGTTGAAGTTTCACCAACTGACGCAGCCATAGTAAGATGGCCAGTAGGAGCAATGCAATTCCCACATGCAGATAAAGAGCTACACGAAGGCCCAGATGCGGGAACAGAGAATGAGTTTCCTTGGTATGACATAGGAACCGTATTCTATCTGAACGATGATTACGAAGGCGGAGAGCTATTCTTTCCATTGCAAAATATAAAATTTAAGCCAAAGCCAAGGGCTGCATATTTTTTCCCAGGAGATAAGAACTATATTCATGGGGTAACAAAAGTAACAAGCGGAACAAGATATACCGCACCATTCTTTTGGACAATAACTAGATTAGGTAGAGTAGACAATGACAAATAACTACGAGTATACATCTTTTGAGCTTTTGCCAAATGTAAGAATATACCAAGGGCTTCTCCCAGATGCTGACGAGCTTTATAGAATCATGAAAGAGTCAGATCACGATGCAGAAGGCAGATACTATTTAAGAAATTGGGACGAATGGTCAATATTTGGAACGTACTCTCAGCAAAAACATAATGAGGATGAGCCTAGAGAATTTGGCCCAAGATATGATGAAGAGAAGATGCTTTCAGATAGAGTCTATGAGGCTTATAATACTGCCATCGAGGATTATAAAAAGACATACGGGATTGTGTTGCCAGAATCAGCTAAACTGATGACATCATCTTTTTCAAAATATGATGCAAATGTTGATACAATGGGCAATGAAATGTCAATGCAGTACCACACAGACTTTATTATTTCAGAAAGAGATATGCCTGGTCCAAAGTTTTTGCTTACATGTACAACATACATCAATGATGATTATGAGGGTGGAGATATTGAGTTTTATGTAGGAGAAGAATACTTCCCTCATAAGCCAAAAGCTGGAGACATCCTTGTATTCCCTTCACAAGATCCTTATTTCCATGGAGTAAGAACAATTAGAAATGGCAACAAGTTCTTTATAAGAAACTTTATCCAATACTATTATGATGGTCACCCACAATGGATTGCAAATCAAAAGCACTATGGAGCTTATACATGGGCCAAGATGGAGCAAAAAAGAATTGAAAGAGAAAACCCAGCAAACATGAGATATTCTGAAAGAAAGAATTTAGGATACTGACATGCCAATTCCAAAAATAAGAGATGAATTCTTTATAGTAGAAAATTTTGTAGATCAAAAAACCTGCTCTGCTATTATAAATTATTTTGATTTTTTGGTTGAAAACAAGATATTAAAGTGGAATGAGATATCATTTTACGGATCAGAAGCTATGGGATACTGGCCTTCAGACCCTAATTTAAAACTTTTTGGTTTGCCAGAAGATTTCTTTAATCAGCTCAAAGAAAAAATAAAAGCAAAGACTGAAGAGCTTTTAGGGTTTGAAGTTTCTGAAGTTAGCTACCATGCACAGAGATGGGTTGAGGGCGCTTTTGCAGACTATCATTCCGACAACTCAGATGAACTTGGGAACCCCACAGCATTTGAAAGAAGTAAGTATGCGGTATTTATTTATTTAAATGATGATTTTGAAGGTGGTCACCTAAAGTTTAAAGATAGCGATATCGACATAAAGCCAAAGGTTGGTCTAACTGCAATATTTGCTGGTGGACATACACGAGAGCATATGGTTACTACAGTAAAGGGTGGCATAAGATATACAATCGGTTCATTTTGGGATGATGCTAGCATAGAATATACTGAAGAGCAGAGAGAAGCTTGGGCAACAGAATTAAAGGCAGTAAGAGCAGAACAAGAAAAGATTTATAAAAAGTGGGCAACACCAGAAGGCAAACCAGTAATGCCAGAAGGTAGAGAATGATAAAAGAGCTTCTTGATAACAACATTTATTATTATAAAAATGTTATTGCCAACCCAAACGAGTTTGTAAAAGAGATCGAAAGGCTAGACAGTCTATCTCAAGAAAATGCTCATTTAACAAAATGGATGAGATGGACATCAAGCAATGACCCAGATGACATTTTTGGAGAATATAAGTCTGGTGCGTTCACTGCCCCACAGCCCAACAACGATGTAGATAAAAGATATGCTTTGATTGTATCTACAATACTTAATGCAATTAATTTGTGCGTAGCAGACTATTCCGAATCCTTAAATAAAGACTTAGGGTTTTTACCAAACGAAGTTTCAATAAGAAAGTATTTCCCACCAGCCCAAATGGGGCCCCACATAGATTGTGAAGAAGATGACGATGAGGCAAGACTAACTGCCTCAATTGTTCTTTATTTAAACGATGACTATGTTGGAGGCGACTTGGCATTCCCAGAACAAAACATAAAGATTAAGCCAGAGGCTGGCAGTCTTGTCATATTCCCTTCAGTAAAACCATATTTTCATGCCTCAACTCCACTTGTTTCTGGCAATAAGTATATGTGCCCAGCATTCATGTTTAAAAGAAGTAAGATAATTTCATAGGTGGTATAATTAAAAAATGGCAACAGTAGGCGTTAATGGATGGCACTTCCCAAGTTACTCGGATTCACCCGATGTACCTAGGGATCTTGGTATTTTAGGCGAAGATATTGCAACATACATAGCAGCACATCCTGGTCCGCAAGGATTAACTGGCCCATCAAATGTTTTAACTGTATCTGAAACAAATACACTCAGTGCTGGCCAAAATGCATCTGTAACGATTACTGGAACATCCCCATCACAATCTTTAATTTTTAACATTCCAAGAGGACAAGATGGAATTTTAGGAGGCCCTGGACCGTCTAATGTTTTATCTATTGGAACAGTCACACCAGGAGTAACAGCATCTGCAACTATAACTGGTACATCTCCGTCTCAAGTTTTAAATTTAGTTTTGCCAAAAGGTGACACAGGAACAACTGGAACAACTGGAGCGCCTGGACCAAAAGGAGACGCAGCGGCAACGATAACAGTAAACTCAACAACAACTTCAGCAGCAGGAACTAGTGCCACAGTTACAAATACTGGAACTTCAAGTGATGTCCTATTAAACTTTACTATTCCTCGTGGAGCAGATGGCGCACAAGGCATACAGGGCCCAGCAGGCCCAGCAGGATCAAATGCAGTTATAGATCCGATTGCAACAAGAATTGCTTTGCAAACAACAGCAACTTCATCAACTGGAGTAAACTCATCGTGGTATCCATTCGTAACAAATTCATTTTCTTTAGGCCTACTAGGACCTATTAACTCTGGCCCAGATAACGTTACAAGAGCTTGGAAAAATATATATTTAAATACAGCAGCAACAGTAATTTCTGACGAAAGAACAAAAGAGAATGTAGCGGCATCAGATTTAGGATTAAGTTTCATCAATAATCTTAGCCCAGTTAAGTATAATAAAATTGACGGGGACAGAACACATTACGGATTAATTGCACAACAGGTTAAGTCTGTATTAGATGAAGCTAACATTGCAGACTTTGGCGGTTGGGTAATTTCTGATGTGAATGACCCAGAAGGACAGCAAGCATTAAGATACGAAGAATTTATTTCTCCACTAATTAAAGCAGTCCAAGAACTTACAGCAAGAGTAAAATTACTAGAAGAAAAGTAGGTTCGGGATGTCATACAAAAGCGTAGTCTTAAATGACCACCCAACATCATTCTACCTGCTAGACGAAGTTATATCTGGAACAACAGTATCCTACGATGCACTTAGAACTCAATACTCCACATACGCAGACTTAAGAGATAATGGCATATCTTATGCAAACTTAGGCGGAGCAGTAGTTTATGACTATTCAGGAAGCGGCAACAACGGAGTCTCATTTAACTCATCAAATTCAATACTAATGCCACTTGTGCCAGGATCTATATCTGGAACTAAGATGAACTCAGATACAAAAATAATATATGATACGCCAGGAATGGCAACGTCTATATATAAGAATAATCCATTTTCTATAGACTTCTGGTTTAAGCCACCACAAAATTCTACAAATGAAATACCATTGGCATTCGATACATCTAATTTAATTGGACTAACCTATAAAGACGGCAACGTATTATTTTATATAGGGTCGGCAATTGCAATAGCTAAAATAGAAAAAACTTCTGCATCGTATATATCTGCGGTGTATAACGGATCTTCAATTTTGTTATATGTAAATGGAATCAATAAATCAACAAAGAGTGTCTCAGAAGAGTATCCTTTTGATAGCCAGACAGTTTCTTTTATGTCTGGACCATCGGATGAAGTCGAGCCATTTGTGATAGATTGTGTTGCATTCTATAGATATGCCTTATCAGAAAGCAAAATACAAAATCATTATGACTCTGGTTCATATGAGCTAAATCATTTGCAAATAGTAGAGCCAGACGGCGGAGTTTTGTTCACGCTAAATCATTCAAAAATAATGCCAGTTAAACAGTACTACTATCCATCTGCAATCAAATGGTCAGAATTAACCAGTGGCGATGCCATACTGTCTATAGACCACGACTACATAACATTTGCAAAAACAGATACAGCCCAGTCAGCCAGCTTTAGCTTTACACAAGAAATATTAGTGCCTTCAGGAATTGGAATAAATAGCTCACAGCTAACCTACTCCCCAGACTACGACAACATATCTGTTGAAATTAGTTTAGATGGCCTTACTGATTGGCAGCCTTGTCAAAACAACAAGTCTTTGCCCTACTTCAGCAAAAATGATTTAACAACAAATGAGCGTGTATATATCAAAACAACAATGTCATCTGACGACACGTCTTTTGACATTCCAAAAATTGAATCTCTTTCAATTGATTTCTTTAATAACTTAGACTACTATGCAGACAATTCTGGAGATAGAATATATTCAGATCAAGACTATGACCTGTCTAGATATAACGAAAGAATCCTGTCTTATAACAAAAACAATGGGCTCTCCATGCATGATATTGGCGGGTTTAATGTAGACTCTACAGTAGCAACAAGAAGCATTGAAATGATATATACCCCTGGCTCTGGCAGAAATGTTTTATTCTCAAATGGATCTAAGATATTTGAATGGTCACCTGATGGCACTATAAATAAAAGCGGAGTGTCTGAAATATATGTAAACGGACAAAATGTGACAAGCCAGACAAATGTCTCAAATTGCTTTACGGTTGGGTTTCCACATCACATAGTCATCACCCTATCAAGTGCCACTTCTGGCATAATTAAAATCAATCAGAATGTTGGCGGGACTGTATATGGGGTAGGATCCAAGTATAACAATATAGCCATCTACCCGTCAGTATTGACATCTGGACAAATATTAAGGCATTATAACTATTATATTGGCAATTGGTCAAATTCTGTTGGCTCGGAACAGCTCTCCATAGCAGAATCTACATCAGGGAATGACTTAACCCCTTACTCGGTTTACTCTATTGAATTTGCTAGTTCAAATATTGTAATTTAGTGTACTATCTGTTACAAAATATGGACTTTGGCACCAGATAATGGTATGATTATGGTCTATGGATATCTTAAAGAAAAATACGAGAATTGTTGAAGAGACAACCCTAGGAATCTATGTCTGGGAAATGCCAGATGGCAGATGGATTGGAGATGACGATGGGAATTTTCTTTCGATCACGTCAATCAAAGGCAATAGATCCAGAATCGATGCTTTGGCTAGAGAAGTTCGCTCATATGGTATTGACGAAGGCCAACCCAAGTTCCTATCTGGCCGCAGAAAAATTAATGACGAAGAGCTTGCAGAGCAAGAACAAAGACTTAAGTGGGGACTCCCACCAGACCCATATGATATCGGAGTCTATAAAGACGCAGTACTAAGAGGCGGTAAAGTACAATGACACGAAAAGTAGAATTTTTAGAAGACGAGATTGATAATGGAAACACTATCGATATATCAAATACCTCAGACTGGTTTCATTTTCAAAAATCAGAAGAGCACGAAGATCCATTCAAGATAGGCCTAGATGAGATTAAAAAATTAAGAGGCCTTGGAACAAATTTTAAACGTAAAATTAACCGTGATTTTTCAAAAGCTTTTGTAGGAACTTCTGGCGTTGGTACACAGCAAAACCTTTTGCAGCAAGCAATTAGCGGGTATGCATTATTTGATCTCGTAGAGCCAACTTATAATTTAGAGTACCTATCAAAAATTTATGAAGTTTCAACATACAACTATGCAGCAATTAATGCAAAAGTTTCAAATATTGTTGGTCTTGGATATATGTTTGCAGAAACATCAAAGGCTAAAGACGCAATGGATGCTATTAATGATGACAAGCAATTAGATAGAGCCCGTGCAAAAATTGATAGAATTAAAACACAGCTAGACAAATGGCTTGATGATTGTAATGAAGAAGAGTCTTTTACGGAAACCCTTATAAAGGCCTACACAGACCTTGAGGCAACTGGAAATGGCTACATAGAGGTAGGACGTACAACAGCAGGAGACATCGGCTACATCGGCCATATACCAGCTAAAACAATGCGTGTCCGCAGATTCCGTGACGGATTCATACAGTTACTTTATGGCAAGGCTGTGTTCTTCCGTAACTTTGGAGACCTAGAAACCCCAAGCCCAATTGCAGGACAAGAAGATCGACCAAATGAAATTATTCACTTAAAGAAATACACTCCAATGAATAACTACTATGGAGTCCCAGACATTATTGCAGCCCAGCAAGCACTAGCAGGAAATGAATTTGCTGGAAGATATAACTTAGACTACTTTGAAAATAAGGCGGTCCCAAGATATATTATTACAGTAAAGGGAGCAAAGCTTTCACCAGAGTCAGAAAGAAAACTTCTTGAATTTTTCCAGGTTGGATTAAAGGGTAAGAACCACAGATCATTATATATCCCGCTTCCAGCAGATACCCCAGACTCAAAGACTGAATTTAAGATGGAGCCAATTGAAGCAGGAGAGCAAGAGTCTTCATTTAATATCTATCGTAAGTCTAATAGAGATGAAATCCTTTTGGCTCATCGTGTTCCAATTAGCAAAATAGGTATCCCAGAAGGAATTAACTTAGCTGCTGCCAGAGATGCAGATAAAACATTTAAAGAGCAGGTTTGCCGCCCAGCGCAAGATAGACTTGAAAAGAAATTAAATTATTTAATCGCAGAAAAAACAGATGTTGTTCAATTAAAGTTTAACGAACTCAGTCTCACAGACGAAGAGACTCAAAGCCGTATTGACGAAATCTATTTGAGAATGCAGGTAATTACCCCTAACGAAGTCCGTATTAGAAAAAATATGACAACCGTTGACGGCGGGGACAAAATGGTAGATTTAAAGCCACAGCAAGCGGCTGATCAAAATGCCAAGTCTACTGGGAACAGATTGCGAGATCAGCAAAGGTCCGCAAATGCCCCAGATAAAAGCGGAGAGGCCAGAAACCCCAAAGGCGATGGTCCAAAAGTCAAATAAGTTTAATCAACTGTTATTTGCGTTATAGTAGATAAACCACTAAAATTAAGCATATGAACATTGAAAAAGGCCATTGGTCTAGTAATGGCGACAACCTACATTTGTCGATTCCGTTTACTAAGGTCAACCGAGAAAATAGAACTGTATCTGGTTTTGCAACATTAGATAATGTTGACCAGACAGGCGATGTAGTCACAGCAGAAGCAAGCGTAAAAGCTTTTGAAAATTTCAGAGGAAATCTTCGTGAGATGCATCAGTCAATTGCAGTTGGTAAAGTTGTTTCATTTAAGCCAGAAACATACTATGACCAAAAGTCTCAAACTTTTTACAATGGCGTTTATGTAACTTCATACATTTCAAAGGGTGCACAAGATACTTGGGAAAAAGTTCTTGACGGCACTCTTTCTGGTTTTTCAATTGGCGGAAAAATTAAAGAGTCTGATAATGAAGTTAACAAAGCAACAGGAGAAGCAGTGAGATTTATTAAAGACTATGATCTTGTTGAACTTTCAATCGTTGACTCACCAGCAAATGAGCTATGTAACATTCTATCAATCGAAAAGGTTAATGGAAAAATGATTTACAAAGGCCTTGCTACAAATGTAGTAACAGAAAATATTTTTTATTGCGAAGACAGCGACTCAGTGTTTATGTCTACAGAAAAAACTTTTGATTCACCAATATCTGGAAAACCAGCTGCGCTAATCGGTTGGGTAGAAAGTTCAGACATTAACAAGTCAAAAGAAATAGATAAAATTCTTGCTTCATTTAAGAAGTCAAGATTACCGTTGCCTGAAACACAATTAGCAAAACAGGCAAACGTAGAAGGAGGTAATGACATGGAAAAACTTAATGTAGGTAATGATGCAGAAGTAGTTGCAGAAGCAATTGTTGAAGCACCAGCCGAAGTTACTCCAGAAGTTGAGGAAGTCGTAGCAGAATCTAACGATGACTCAAATGTCAATCTTTTTGACAAATCATTGGAAGCCGTAGAAGTTACAGCTGAAGATACCTCTGCCGACAACGTTGAAAAAGCAGCCGATACAGTAGAAGTTATGGTTGATGAACCTGATTTTGCAAAAATGTTAGGCGATCTCAAAGGCTTTTTCGCAGAGACACTCACAAAAGCTACAGAAGCAAATGCTGCACAAGTTACAGAAATTAAAACATCTGTTGAAGCTTTCAGCAAGAGCGTCGATGATAGAATTTCAGAGTTGGCAGAAAAGCACAGTGCACTTAGTGCAGCTGTGACAGAAATAAAGGGCACCATTGATGGTGTTCAAAAGCAGGTTGATGCCGTAGAAGGCGATACCGCAATTAAGAAGTCCTCTGACCTTGGCGGGTCTGAGGTATTTACCAAATCAAAATCAAAATGGTCTGGAGCTTTCCTCGGTTCCGTAAATGAAATCTTTAACTAAAATAAGGTAGGTGAAATAAAAATGAGTAATGAATTATTAGAAAAGGCCGCAGCAGCTGGTGCAACAGTATCAACTGGGTTCGGTTCTTCAACAGGTGGTTCAGGCGTTCATGTTGCTTCAGAAAATGGCAACGGTGGACTTCTAAACCCAGAACAATCAGCACGATTCTTGGACTATATGTTCGATGCTACCGTAATTGGTAAGGTTGCACGTACAGTTCGCATGAAAGCTGACACAACAGAAATTGATCGTATGTCCGTAGGAGAGAAGCTTGTAAAGCTTGCATCTGAAGGCGAAAACACAGGAGCTAACTCAGGTGTTACTTTCTCAAAAATTTCTCTCACAACTAAGAAACTCCGCATGGACTGGGAGCTTTCAACAGAGTCTCTAGAAGACAACATTGAAGGTGCAGATCTAGAAGATCACATTGCACGTATGATGGCAACACAGGCAGGAAATGACATCGAAGATGTTATTCTTAACGGTGATACATCACTTTCAAGCGATGCACTATACAAGTCTTTTGACGGTGTAGTTAAGAAGGCAAAGACAAGCGGTCACGTTGTCGATGCTGCAGGTGCTGCAGTTTCTCGTGCAGTATTTAACTCAGCTCTTAAGGCTCTTCCACGTAAGTACAAGCAACGTCGTACAGACCTTCGCTTCCTTGCAGGATCAAACTTGATCCAAGATTACCTATACTCAACATCAACAAACATTCAGAACGTTAACCCACAGGACATTGCTTCAGGCATCATCCGTGGAGATGTTCCAGTTCTTGGTGGTCCAGCAGGTTATGTCGCTCCATACGCATTTGGTATTCCAATCGTTGAAGTTCCATTGCTTCCTGAGACACAGGTAGGTACATACGCAAGCCCATCAGGTTCACACGGAGATATCCACTTGACATTCCCAAATAACGTTGTTATTGGTATCAAGCGTGATGTTACTGTTTACCGCTTCTTCTGGCCACGTAAGGACTCAATCGAGTACACAATGTATACTCGTGTTGGCGTTCAAATCGAGCAGGCAGACGCTTGGGTAGTTGTAAAGAACGTTAAGGTTGCTTCTTAATTAATTAAGAATTAAACTACCGAAAGGCCCCCAATTAATTTTGGGGGCTTTTCATTTAAATTTAACAATGCTATAATTAAAGGACCTAGAAAAAGGAGAAATAGAATATGTCGTTTGACACATTAAAGGTAGCTGAATTAAAAATAATTGCAACAGATTTTGCGGTTGATACAGAAGGCCTAAAGAATAAAAAAGACATTATTGCTGCTCTAGCAGAAGAAGGCGTTACTTGGAGCGTATATCAAAGCACATTAGATGCAATTGAGAAGGACACAGAGGAAATTGAAATTCTTCCAAAGTTTGACCCAAAGGCACAGGCTGAAGATACAATCTTAGTTAGAATGACAAGAGAGAACATGAGATACGATATTCATGGAAAAACTTTTACAAAGGACCATCCTTTTGTGGCTATGTCAGAAGAAGATGCTCAAAAAATCTTTGATACAGAGGAGGGTTTTCGTTTAGCGACACCAAAGGAAGTTCAAGACTTCTATAACTAAACGTTAACATAAGTTAATGGCAGAAATATATAAAGATCAAGCCTCAAGAGTAATAACTAAAATTTACTGGGCAGGTGAAATAACCGATGCAGATGGAACAGTCACTGCATTAGTTAAAAGATCAAACCCAGACGGAGCACCGTTTGGTAGCCTGCCGTCAGCCTCCTACACTGCAACAAAGTTGGATTCAGATTTTGGAACTTATGAAATTATAATTCCACAAGCCGCATCTAATTTTAATGAGCCAACATTAGAAATTACATGGAGCTATTCTGTAAATGGAACACCAACAACACACAAGCAAATACTAGATGTTGTTAGACCATACGTTAGCATTTCTGAATCTCTTGATAGACTAAATGTTGGAACAGACGTATCTGATCCAAACTATAGGTCATATAATGAATTAAAAAATGCAGAACGATATGCAAGAAAACTAATTGATGCTTATACAAATCAATTCTTTTCACAAAGATATATGACAGAGACGCAGTATGGCAATGGAACAGACATACTTCCATTAAAAACAAGAATTATTGGGATTACCGTTCTTAAAGAAGAAGACATTGTACTAAAAGATTATTCGTCACAAATTAATAATTGGCCCTATGATTTAAAGATATCTGAATCAAATTATGGCCTTGCAGTAAATAAACAAGATATGTATGACAATTTGGTATACACAGCTAATGGGCTAGTTCCTCCAAGCATTAATGATAGATCCTACTTTGGAGCTTTTAAAAAAGATTATAAATATGTTGTTACTGGATGGTACGGGTGGGAGCGTGTGCCAGATAATGTGTCTGAAGCTTGCCTGACATTAATGCAGCAGTACTTTGAAAAAGATCGTGCCTGGAAAGACAAGTACGTGAAAAATATAAGTACCTTTGATTGGAAGTTTGAATTTTTGGATAGCGCACACAAGGGCACTGGAAGTTTATATGCAGATCAGCTGCTTGCGCCATATGTTACAAATGGTATGGTTGTAATCTAAATGAGCCTAGCAACTTCATTAATGCCGATGAAGCTAGACATCTATCTTCAATTAGACACTCAGGATGAGAATACTGGGGCTATTAAAAAGGAATGGATATTTACTAGGTCCGTGCCATGTGCGGCAAAAGGAATAATTTCAAATTCTGCCACTGGTCGAGGCGGAGATAAACAGACATTTAACAATAGATACACAAATGAACAAATGCTTGAAATTAGAACACCAGACCAGATAACATATAGAGAAAAGATTACTAATGTTAGAGATATGTCTGGCAATGTAATATGGAAAGAAATAAATTATCCAAACAATACTCCAACAGTATTTGAGGTAATAAGCTCTACCCCGATTACCGATCCATTTGGTAATGTTCTTGCATACAACTCTGTTGCAAAGAGATCGGAGAACCAGGAAATTGGATTCTAGCGTAGCCTTAATTCAAACTGCCAGCGGACTTGAAAGATTAATGGCTGGATCAGCCCCAGGAGTTCTTAGGGACAGCACAGTGGCACAAGTATCTGCATTCTTGTATTACGAAGCAGCGGTACTTTCAAAGCTAACAACAAATGCTGAGTTTAAGAATTTATTTAAAACAACAATATTTAATCAAATAGAAAAAGATTTTGGCGAATATATTGATTCACAAGCAAGGGTAAGACCAAGATCATTGCATCACGTTTATGAATGGAACAAGGTTGGTGTTCCAACATCGAGACTATTTAGACTATCAAGATTTGATACTGACGGACTTTCTTTTAGAATTAATTATGATTTTAAATTATCTAAATCTTCAGTACCATCTAAAAATAAAAAACAAAAGAAGAAATACATATTTGCAAATAAAGCTCTTGTGATGGAGACTGGAATGCCCGTAGTAATCCGCCCAAGGTCCGCTGAGCGCCTAGTATTTGAACTAGATGGTGAAACCGTGTTCATGCCTAAAGGTACGTCAGTGACCGTCAAGAGGCCAGGAGGAGCACAGGCTACAAATCAATTTGCATTATCTTACGGAAGATTTTTTGGCGGGCAGCTAGTAAACTCATCCATAAAGTCATCAGGACTACAAAGAATATTTAACTTAAAAATGACAAAAGCATTAAATATCCCAATTAGTATAAAGAAGGTGCAATATAGCTTCAGTCCTGGTAAAATAAGAACACAGGCGGACGCATCACTACAGGCAGCATTTGGAGGCTCACTATGACGGTAGATTATAAAATAGACGCAATGTTCGAGCTTCGTAAATTTTTGTGGAAAGAATTAAAAGACGCTGGAATATTTGATCAGTATGACTACTATTCAGATAATCTAGGAAGAGAAATAATTCCTATTATCCCAGTCCAGCAGTCACCAGAAATGGATCAATTCCTAAATGGCAAAAAACATATTGTGTACGACAAGATCGGAATGTCATTTGAAGACATCTGGCTAATAGCCTGCGAGAAGGTCCTATTTACAATTTACTCAACAGACATCACAGAGGTCTACGAAATAAGAAACCTCATGATGGATCTATTCCGCAGAATGGATGAGTCAGCCAGGGATGCTAATAATGCCAGAGATACAGATAAATTAATATTCCACAGCATTCATGTGGTCGAGACATCACCCATAGAGCCTTCAGCAGAACTTCAGGGTTTTATATCCACAGATGTCATCCTAGAGGTCAAATATTCAAGGACCACCGATTCCAAGGGCAGATTCAACTAGTTGCTTTTAGTCTAGTTATCCAGTAAAATTAGCTAAGAGGAAAAAGAGAGCCTAGCCAGCTTTGATTAGATTTAAAATGTAAGTCAATATATATATATGTTTATTTAACAGGAGGTTTTACACATGGCAACACAAATCGCAGGTAATGCAAGAAATATTCTTGTTGGTGCGTCACCACTATTCTTGTCAGTAACAGATATTACTGATGCAGATTATGTCAATAACGCAGAAGCTGGTGCCGCAAAGGCATTCGTAGCTTCAAAGAACAAGGCTGTCCCAGCATTTGCTTCTGGTCTTTCATACACAGATTCACTAAATGATATCTCAACAGAAACAGCAGCTACAGATGGAACAGCACGTTCAGGTTCAACACCATCAACATCAAAGGGTGCTTTTTATCGTAACGTAGGTTACACAAACAACGGTCTTCAGGTTACATACAACCCATCATACGGTTCAGTAACAGTTGATCAGCTTCTTGATACAGCAAAGCTTTTCAAGGAGTCAATGGAAGTTATGATTGCAACAGAAATGGCAGAAGGTACTCTTGAGAACGTTCTAGCAGTATTCGGACAGCGTTCATCAACACTTGCTTCTACAGGAACAGGCCTTACAGCAACCGATAAGCTCGGTATTGCTGGAGGAGCACTAGGAGAAGCCCCAACAGAGCGTCAGCTAATTGCAGTTGGTAACGCACCAACTTCAGAAGCAACAGCAACTGAGCGTGTATACTATGCACGTCGTGTTCTTTCTGTACAACAGTCACAGTTCTCTTTGGCTCGTAACCAAGCATCAACATTCCCAGTAACATTCCGTTTGCTTCCAGACGGTGCATACGCAGGACAGGAATACGGATTTATCGTAGACCGTGTACTCGCCCTCTAATTAATATAATTAATTAATAGATTGCCCCCTAAGAAATTAGGGGGTTTTCTATTGCTATGATATTTCCAATATGATACAATAATTAAGACGAAATCCTAGGAGGATTAAATTGGCAACTACAGTATATGATGTTGAAGAAATTCAACTACAAAATGGCGCAACAGTTAAACTCAAGCCTTTAACAATTAAAGAGCTTCGTGAGTTTATGAAAGTCATTCAGAGAACACAAGAAGTAACATCAGAAGATGAGACATTAACAATTCTTATTGAGGCATGCGGAGTAGCATTACAAAAGCAACTCCCAGACCTAGTAGCAGATAAAGACGCATTTGAAGACACACTTGACGTTCCAACTATCAATCGCATTCTAGAAGTTTGCGGCGGAATTAAGATGGACGACCCAAACCTACTAGCGGCAGCAGTACTGGCTGGTCAGAACTAGATCTAGCCGCTTTAGAAGGGGAAGTTTTTCTTCTTGGTAATTGGATAAATTACGAACAACTAGAAGATAATCTTTCAATGCCAGAGTTAATCCAGACTTTTAAATCAATGCAAAAGACTGAATCGGAGAAAAGAAGATTCTTAGCTTCAATTCAGGGAGTAGATTTAAATGAAAGCAGTAATGAAAATGAGGGGGGTTCCTCCTTCGAAGATGTTAGAAGAAGAGCACTTGGCATAAACGCATCAGCAGATGATGTTGTTTCACTACAAGGATCTTTTGCCAGCGAAGCTGGCTTTGGCATCAACGCAGGATTAGGATACCGAATAGAGTAATATAAGTATATGGCAGATAATTTAATCACGACCAATATTACCGCCCACGCAGACTTCACGAGTTTAAGAACTCAACTAGCTGCGGTTACTGCCCAACTCGTAAAATTACAAGAAACAACAGCGGGAACTAACGCTAAGCTTGCAAATCAAATTGCAGTAATGAACAAGTCGTTTGCAGAAACGATGCGTTCAACTGGCCAGTTCTCTTCACACTTTGTATCGCTATCTTCAGACGTAGACAAGTTCGGCAAGAACTTAGATAGAGGCCGTTTAAAGCTCAACGATTACTATAATGCTTGGAACGGCCATACAAAGAAAACTAGCAACTTAATTAGAGATCTTGCAAAGCAGCAAGTAATGCTTCAGCAAGCAATAGTTCAGCCAGTTGGTAAAAATGCACAAGGCCTAATGCAGTACAACGTAATGGTTGCAAAAGGCTTAGATGAAGTAAAGAACAAGATGGCACTTGCTCGCCAAGAAGCAGCAATTATGAACAAGGTTATGCTTGATGGATCTAATCAGCTTATCAACTGGGGTAAGAATACACAGTGGGCTGGTCGTCAGTTAACTGTTGGTTTGACTGTACCGCTTGCAGCATTTGGAATGGCTGCACAAAAAGCATTTAGAGAAGCAGATGCAGAGCTAGTAAGACTCACAAAAGTTTATGGCGGTCTTGCAGCCACATCTTCAGCAGACTTAGCCCAAGTTAGAAAAGACATAACTGCTACAGCAAAAGAGATTGCTAGCTCATACGGAGTTGCATACAAAGAAACAATTGCATTAGCAGCGGACCTTGCAGCAACTGGTCAGCAGGGAAATGATTTAATTCAAGCTACTCAGCAAACAACAAGACTTGCAGTTCTTGGTGAAGTAGATAGACAAGATGCTATGAAAGCAACACTTGCTATTCAAAATGCATTTAAGCAAAATACAGAAGAGCTTACACAATCAATCGACTTTCTCAACGCAGTTGAAAACCAGACATCAACAAGCCTTGCAGATTTAACTGAAGCAATCCCTAAAGCGGGACCAGTAATCAAATCGCTTGGCGGAGATGTAAAAGATTTAGCACTTTACCTTACTGCCATGAAAGAGGGTGGAGTAAATGCTGCCGAAGGCGCTAACGCAATTAAGTCAGCAATGGCTTCTCTCATCAACCCAACTAAAGTTGCAACAGAACAGTTTGCAGGATTTGGAATTGATTTAAAAGGTATTGTAAATAGTAATGCTGGTGATTTAACGGGAACCATTATGGCGTTACAAGCAGCGTTAGATAAACTAAACCCATTAGATAAGTCAAGAGCAATTGAGCAACTATTTGGCAAGTTCCAGTTTGCAAGAATGTCTGCACTATTTGAAAACTTAGGAAAGCAAGGATCGCAGACACTTCAAGTCATGGACTTAATGAAGGCAAGCGCAGTAGATCTTGCACAGATATCTGAGCGAGAATTAAAGATGATGACAGAGTCAGCATCTGGACAATTTAAAAGAGCATGGGCATCAGTACAGGCAGACTTAGCACAAACAGGCGAGCAGTTCTTAAGAATAAGCACACAAGTATTAAAAGTTGTAGATTCAATTATCAAGTTCTTCCAGCACCTTCCAGGCCCAGTTAAAACATTCTTAAATGCATTGGGAGGCTTAACAGCAATTGCTGGTCCTCTCATTATGATGGCTGGTGTAATGGGTAACTTTATTGGATATGTAGTAAAAGGCATATTCCATTTAAGACAACTTGCTAAAGGTGGACAAGGATTTAAGTTACTTACCCCAGAAATAATGGCTGCAGATGCAGCAGCAAAGGGATTAGCAACATCATTTTATTCGGACACGGAAGCTACAATTGTTTTATCAAATGCCGTAAACACATTAACACAATCTTTTAATAATCTTGAGCTTAAGGCAAACGCAGCAAAGGTTGCAGTGCAACCAGCAATTTCTACAGTAGCAGGTGGAGTAATTGCTGCTGGCGGAGCTGGACAAAGAATGGTAGATAAGAATAATCCATTAGTTGGTGATCCATATTCAAGAGATATGTCACACCTTATACCATCACAAAGCCAGCAGATGGGAACAATATTTGGAACAGTTCCTGGAGCAGGCCCAGTCAATGTAAGAATTGGAAAAAATCCACAAGCATACATGAATCAAGATATGCCAAAGATTCCAGGTGTCACATCTATAAATGGAATATCTACTGGTATCGTTGCACAAGAGGCAGCAAAATGGCATGCAATGACAGCAGCAATAGCGATGCAGTCCGAAGCAGAAATCAAGATACTAAAGGCAGAAGTAACGGCAACTGGCACAGTCACATCCAGCCTAGCAGATTCTTATCAAGCATTACTACCACAATTTTCTGAAATAACACAATTAGCTGCTGCCGAAACAGAAGCAATAGTTGCACAGCTACAGGCTAGCAAGATAACCGTAGATCAAGCAAGAGCAAAAGTTATGCAAATGAATGCGACAGTAGAGGCAATGCTTGCCGAAACTGCAGCAGCAACTGCAGCTGGTATGGGAAGAGTTGCAAATCTAACTACAGTCCCATTGACATCACAACCAGTGGTAGACCCTTTAACTGGAAAATCAAACATGAAGGAAATGTTCCATAAAGGAACAACAAAAGATATTGTTGATAAGATTGCAAGATCACTAGGTGGAGTTAGAACATCAGGCGCAGGCTATAACATTCAAACAACAAAGCCTAAGTTTGCAAAGGGTGGTATTGTCCCAGGTACTGGCGACACAGACACATATCACACAACAGCAGAAGAGGGATCATTTGTAATTAACAAAGCTGGCACAGAAGCCAATATGCCAATAATTGAAAATATTTTAGGCGGAAAGCCAGTATATAGAAATAATGGCGGTCAAGTTCCCGTTGTGTTGACACCAGGAGAGGCTGTCATTCCAGCAGATATTGCACAAAAAGATATGCCACTAATGCATGCATTAAATGGGGGGCCTGGAAATACATCTGGAATGGGAAGATCATCTGGTGGCGGAATTTCAATGAATATTTTTGAAGGGTTAAAGGCATGGCTTGAAAGAAACACAGACCCACAGTATGAGTCATCTTTAAAAAACAGAGTTGTGCTGCATGATTCAGCAGTATTAAATCATTTAGGATTTTCTGAAGACGAATCAATAAACATGGCAAAAAGAGATTTTGAAGAAGCAATTTTAAAGTCTACTGACTCTAAAACTGGAAAAGTAAATAGAGCAAAATATAAGCAAATAAGAATTATGCAGGCAAGAGCGATGCAAGATTATATTGACATGCAGGGCATGGGAAGAACGGACAGTCGTGGCAACAAAGTTAACTATAGAGACCTGCTTCGTCAAGACAAGCCAGAAGAATTATTACCTGGAAAAAGACCTCAAATTGCAGCAATTAAACCGACAAAAGCATTACTAGATACATTGATGTCAAGAATGGACATAGACCAGGTTAATTTACAGAGAGTATTAAATGGGTTTAAGCTTAGAGCGGATGGAACTATTGATTATGCGTCAGAGCACATGGATCCAGACCAAGATATGTTTACAAAAGAAAATGGTGTTACTAAAAGTAATAGAACTACTGGTAATGGATACAATGCACAAGCTGGAAGCAAAACTATAAACAGCTTTACAAACTGGCTACGTGCTATGACCCAGGGTAAATTTGAAGATAGAGTTCCATTAAATCAATCTACCGCACAAATATCAGCAGATACATTAGCAAAAGAATTAAAATACGGTAAAGCTTCACAGCTTATAAAAAGACTGCCAGTAATTCAAAGAGGTCACATGATGACCGCAATGATGCGTATGCTCTTGACCAGAGGAAGATCTCTTCCACTAACAACGAAAATTACAGCAAATTCAGGCGGAGAAATTCCAGGACAGTTTGCACAAAGATTATTTGGCGGAGGAAAAGCATTGTTCCTTGGTATGCCTAAAACAATTAAGCAGGTAGAACAACAAAGAGCGATGAAAGCAGCAATGGAAAAGGCAGACATTGCAGTTAAAGATTCTAGATTTGCAAAGCATCCAGTAACAGAGTATGGAGATTTACTAGAGCCAACATCTGGAAGAAGCTTCCCAGTTCCTGGTATCGGTGGCGTATATACAAGAAACGGCGAAAAGGTTTTTGTTAAACCAATGCTTGATGAAAAGTCAGCACTTGCTGAAATGAGAGCAACACAAATTGCTCGTGAAGCACATGGACTAAAGGCTCCAAAACAAAGTCTCAATGTAATGCGTGATCCAACTGATCCAAAGGGATTGAGAAAGCTACTAGTTCTTGAATCACCATTCGATAAAGCCCTTACTGTGCAAGACGGTAAATTTACTACAGATGAGTATTTCAGACAGCTTCTTGCATCATCTCTTCGTGGAGATAAAGATCTAGGAAGAGGGAATCTATCTGGAAATGTTTTGTCTGATGTTGGGACTGCTGGAGTATTTTCAACAGCATCTGGGCTAAGAGACTATGCTGGATTCATGCCTTCAGTTGGAGACCAAGCAATGGTTAATTTACTTGGAATTAAGGGAAGCGGAGCAAAGAAGTTCTTTGCTGAGTCTACAATGGACATTCCAAAGGGTATGACGCCAGACGCTTACAATTCAAGAATGCTTGAAGAAATTGAAGCAACTCTGCCAAGACTCAAAAAAACTATTGGTAGCTTTGATCTAAATCAGCAAGAAAAAGTTGTCTATGCAAAAATGATTAAAAGACTTGAAGATGCAAGAGAGGTAAAGTGGAGAGAGCTTCATGGAGTGCACTCCGCAGTAGTACCTTCAAAAGAAAGCAACCTTACACCAGCAGCATTGGCTAAGATTGCAGCAGCAGAAGAATTAAAGAGAAGACAGTCTGGACATATTGTTAGCCTATCGGATGCTGGATTTAAATCGTCAGCAAATGGATTTGCAATTGGCGGAATGATTGGCAATGTATTAAAAGGTAAAGCAATGCATAGAATAGGTGCAGGATTTGGACCAACAGGTGCGCCAAAGCCAAGTATGTATGAGTCAGCGCCATGGGGTGTAAATTCATTGTCTATTGAAATGGCTAATACTTTGTTTGCAAATACTGGACTAAGAAAGCATACTCAAAAACTATTCTACGACAAGTTTGCAGCAGCTCTTGCAAAAGAAAAGCCTTACGGTTATGTTAAGGATGCAAAGGGATCTCTAAAGAATGCCCTAGAGCCAGACGTCCTAGACGCAGTAGTAAGATCAGCCGCATCCGATTTGATTGGAGATAGGTCTGTATTAAAACAACTATCGCCAATAGATAAAGATATTTTAAGACAAAAGTATTTAAACTGGGAATCTAAAAAGGATACCCCACTTACAGAATCTTTAAAGAAGATTATATTTGGTCTAGAAGGAAGAGAAAAAGGCGGCCCAGTTAATGGAGGGCAGGCATATGTTGTTGGAGAAAAAGGACCTGAACTTTTTGTTCCTAGAGTTTCTGGCGGAATAGTTCCAAATAATAAATACGGAATTGGTGGACAGATTGCTGGTGGTATGGCAGTCGCAGCAGGAGCACAATTTATTGCTAGTAAGGTTGCAAACCCAATCATAGCTATGATAATCCAGCAAGTTGGTTTTATGTTGCCTATGATGATGCAGTCTGCTGCTATGATGGGTGGCGGTGGCAAGGGCAAGTTGATGTCAAAAATACCTGCATCAATGAAGAGTCCAGTAGGAGTGTTCTCTGAAAAAACTGGTGGTTTAACTAAGTGGGGCGCAGGACTAGATAAATTAAATACTAGCGGGAAAATGCTTCCAGGGATTATTGGAAAAATTGGAATGGCTATGACAAGATTTAACCTAATAGCATTCGCAACAGTCTCAGCAATAGGACTTACATTTAAAGCTTGGCAGGCTCAAAAAGAAAGCATGAGACTAAATGCACTAGGCTATGGAATGACAGCAGAGGCAGCAAAGAAGGCTGGGCTTAGATTTACCGACTTTAATAAGAAATTAAAAGAAACAGTAGCAGACGCACAGGCTGTTAAAGAAAGAAATCAAATGATGTATGAGAGCATGACTACATCTGGGACACCATTAAAATTAACAATAGAGCAATACAAGAAGTTAAAGAAAGAAGTTAACTCTGTATATAAGGATCAAATAGCTCTTATTAATAAAACTGATTATGACGATCAAGCAGATCTTGCTATAAGATTAAAAGAGCAGCTAATGTCTATGGGGATGTCTGCAGAAGATGCAACAGCAAAAATTTATGCAATGTATAAAGCCTCTAATCAATCAAATAACACATCAGCTTTTACAACTTCATCTAAAGCCTTTATGAATATTAAAACTTCTGTTGATGCAGCCCGTGAAGCACTTAACACGTACAGCGATGCAGTTAGAAAAGATTTAGACCCAACTGAACAAGCAAATGCTCTTAACACTGCAGCAATGGGAATTGACACTGCAATTGCAGATAAAGAATCTGAAGCAATGAAAGCACGTAAAAAAGATAAGAATAAGCCTTCATTTATTAGTACAGCCGAATCTGATTCAATTAAATGGGATGCAGAAAAACAGGCGCTAGATGAGATATCAAGTAAGCTAGAAGGACAGAAAAGACTTAGCAAAGAAACACTTGATGAAATGGAAAAACAAAATCCTGCATTAAGAAAGATTGCCTCTGAGCAAGATACTGCGCTAACTCTTTGGAAAAAAACAAGAATTGAAGCAAGAGGATTTGTTGGAGATTTATCTGGTCTATCTGCTGCACAAACAAATGCTCTGTATGCTTTGCAGAGCGCAGTAGCAAAAGGCGTTGAAACAACAAATAGAGGCGGAATACTAAAGACGCAATATGCTGCATTAGATAAACTTAAGGGATTGCAAGAAAAATATCAAAAAGCATTAAAAGGACAATCAGTAGCACAACAAATATCTGATAGAGATAGACTTGCTGCAATTAACAAGCAAATTGATGCTAATAATAAATTAGCAGAGGCAAGAAAGAAAGCACTACAGGATAAAAAGAATGAACAAGATTCTGGAAGAGCAATTGAGGCTAAAAAACTTGAGCTTCAAAATGCAGAGGCTACTGGAAACACAGCTGGGGCACAGCAAGCAAGACTTGATCTTGAAGGCTTGGTTGCCACACAGCAGTATGACGCACAGATTAAAGCCATTGATGAAGCAACAGAAAAAGCAAATGCTCCTCTTAAAAAAGCGGCAGAGGCTATGGCAAAGAAGCAGCAAGATCTTGGCGATGCAGCCGCATACGCAGGAGAAAAGCTTGGCGATGTAACTAAAGAAATTGAAACTAATGAAGGTAAAATTGAAGCCTTAAATAAAGCCATGACTACATATAGACTGGCCATTGAGATTCATAAGGATGACCTTAAGAAGTGGAAGACAACAGATGAAGCTAAGGGAATGCTTGCAGCAATTACTCAAGCAGCGACAGATGCAAAAGTAGACATGTCTGGGCTTCCAAAAGATAAAGATGGAAATATTGGAATTGCAGCTGGGCAGGCCCTCTTCGATTCAGTATCATCTGGCCTTGAGGCATCTCTAAAAGAGCAAGGTATTGTTGTAAATGGTGATGTAATTATTAATGGCAAGAAAATAGATCTTGGTAACGCTGGCTCAAAGACAGCAACGCTGGCAGATCCTGGAAAAATTGCTGGAAAGAAAACTGGAACTGGGGACTCAACTAAATACTTTACTCAATCTGGAAAAGAAGTAAGTAAAAAAGAATACGACTCCATGCCAGTAGGCGCACCTTCACAAGGCCAGTCCTATATAATTCCAGATAGCAAGTTAAGCGGTAAAGAATTTGCTAACAGAGATGCAGCAACAAGAGCATTTTATAAGGCTCATAAAACTTCTTGGAAACAAGGTGATATGACATACTATTCCAACGGAATGGTAATGCAAGACGGAAAAGTAATTGGTTCATGGCTTGCAGCAATGGGAGATCAAAGCGGAAGAGTTAAGTCTTATAAAGATGGCGGTTTACTTTCTGGACCAGGAACTGGTACATCTGATTCTATTTATATGCCAATGATGCCAAGCGGTAAATATGCTTCTGGCGCATATGTTTCAAATGGAGAATTTGTTGTAAATGCTCAAGCAGTCAGACAGCCAGGGATACTTCCACTTCTTGAAAGAATTAATAATATGCAGTATTCTGTACCGCAATCTAATTTCCAGGCAGCAGCATTTAATGTTGGATCAGGAAGCACAATTAATCTAACACAAAACATTTATCCATCTGACGGAATGAACACAGATACATTTGTAAGACAGGTTGTCTCTATGACAAAACAAGCTATTGGACAAGATGCAAAGCTTAATGCTAAAATGATAGGAACAAAGAGGACATAATGGCGCTAACTTTACCTGTAGGATCACTACTGTTTATTGACACTGGAACAGATGCAGCTACCCCTACCTGGACTAAGCTGTCAGAGCATAATAGGCAGACAGTAACTTTAGATACAAATAGAATTGAAAGAGCAGAGCGCATGGCTAATGGAACCATGCGTAAAATATTTATTGCAGATAAATATTCTATTCAGTGCTCATGGAATACATTGCCTTCAACAAGCACAATGACTGTCGATGGCGGCTACGGCGCAGAACAAATTAGAGCATTCTATAAAGCAAAAGGAATAGGCTCATTTAAATTAAAAATATCTTACAACGGAGTCTCAGCAAGAGATGAAATAATAACAGTCATGTTTACCAATTGCAGCTTTAGCATAAATAAAAGAAATGTCAAAATGGTAAGCGGAGTAGATCCACAAGAATTTTGGGATGTTAGTCTAACACTGGAACAAGTATAATGTTAAGCTCATCAACAGACATTTTAAATCAAATTAAAAAGTCTTCAACTCTATCAATGTCGCCAGGGCTATGGGCTGAATATAACATGAACGACCTTATCGCTGGAGTTGCTGTTGAAAATCTAGGCGGGGAAACAGTAACACTAAAAGACTCTGCTGGCGTAGAGTACAAACCATTTTTAAAGCTATTCCCGCTTGCAAGTATTATAAGCCCTAAGAGACCATCTTCTGCTGGAATTAAATACTTTATATCTAATAATACAAGTAATTCTGGTATAACCTATAACGCTTTGTTGCCGTACAACACACTAATTAAAGAGCCATACAGAATGTATTACGCTGGATCAAAGAATAAGTATCAGTATTGGGTAACGCCAAAATCAAGCGGTACATCTCTATCAAATTGTAAATTAACAGTTTCCTATCCATCTGGTAAGAATACAGTTACAAATAAGATATCTATTAAGTTTGAAACATCATACGGACTAAGAAGCCTAGTGTCAGACAATGGAACTTCGAAAGTCTGGTCTGACATGACATATGTAAAGCCAGTAACATGGACAGTAAAAATTACAAAAGGCGGAACAACAACAACTGTTTTAACAAATGGTAGCGTTGACTCAACTGGTGTGGTTAACTTATACTATCAGGGTGGAACAACCTGGTCCACAACAGAATGGACAACATCTCCTACGGAGCCAGTAGATATAGACTCTATTATAGTTGAGATCAATTCAATAAATGTATCAGACACTTACTTGGGTGTAATTGAGATATCCGCCAGATATGTAAAGGATATGTCAGACAAGATAATGTCATTTAGCACACAAAAAAAGGCATCTGATTCTTCTAATGGTCTAACCCCAGTAGGAAATGTTACTGCAAATTCTTTAAATGCTAGGTTATTTTTTGAAGACAGGTCTGGAATCTCTTACGACAAAACATTTGTTTTTGATAAAACCAAGTCATATTTTTATAACAATGTTCTTTTTAAGCCATATTACAATATAACTAAATCAGATAACACTATTGAAAAGATAAAGCAAGGATACTTCTATGCAGATTCTTGGACAGTAGATGAATTTGGTCAAGTTGATTTGCAAGCACTAGACCAGGCCCTACTATTGCAAAAAATAGTAGCGCCAGATATTTTGATAAAAGATGCACCATCACCTGCTATTATTAAAAGACTGCTAGATGGGATAGGATTTACAAATTATAACTTTAACCTATCACCAGAGGGCAATGATAAATCTGCAATAACTCCGTACTACTGGTATACAGACGATACAAAAACTGTTTGGGAGTGCATACAGGACTTATGTAAAGACACACAAATGGTAGCCACATTCGATGAGAATAATATACTTCAGTTCTATACAAGAGAATGGATTTATAATAAAAATAAAACTAAATCTTTTACTTTTAGATACAACCCGCTTGTTTCTAGCGGAGTTACTCAAGAAGAAGCAAATATTATATCAATGTCTAAAGAAGATTTGCCGTCAGTGCAGGGAGTTAAAATTCTTTATAGGCCACAAATGAGTTCTTCTTATAATGCTGGCGCTGATCTCCTATGGCAGTCACCAGTGTATTCTCTTGGAGCTGGCGCATTGGTAAAGAATTTAGCAGCATCTTCTTTGGCTGGATCTTCTCTATGGATAAATTTAATAACAACAATGGACGGACTTGATCTAAGAGCTTTAAATAAAACTGGGTTCCTAGTTTTAAATGATGAAGTTATAGAGTATGATGCAATCAGATATTCATATACAAGCCTTGCTGGCTCCCCTGAAAGCCAATGGATAGAGTCAGACATAGACCTTCAAAAGTATCAGGCGCTAGGTCAAGTAAATAGTTTTAAGCCAACTGGAGAATATAGAATTAAAACTAGAGGAGCATTTGGCACCCCCGTATCTTCACACAGTGTAGACATAGCGGACTACAAAGATGATTTTGAGGTAAGGCTGTTAACAGAGTCCACACAGTCTACTGGCACTCCTTCTATAGATAATTCTAAAATATCTATAGAGGCTTCTGATAGTTTTGGTAAAAGTGTTCCGAGATCCATGCTCACAGTATCACAGCCAGGCACTGTGTCATTAAATAAAAACTACACAGTTGCAACTATAGATGCAAAATTTATAGATTCAACTACAAAAAACTTTTCTGTTGGAACGAGCTTTTACTTCCCATTAATGAAAGACTCTGCTGGAAGATTAACTGGGGCAGATCAGGTAATAGGTGGACTTGCCATATGCCTATCGGACAATGGGGCTACTGGTTACTATATTGAAATTAAGACAGAGCAGACAACCGCTACGGGTAAATTGACTGACAAGAATATAAGATTGTGGAGATTTAAAAAAGGATCCAAGCCTTATCAAGTTGCAATAACAGACTCTCAAAAAGGAGATACAACAACTGTAACTGGTGTTTCTGGTGGTCAGTTGTATAACCTAGATGTTAAAGTTAATTACGATACAACAAGAAGAACATTTAAAATTAAATTTGATAACACTACAATTATAGCCACAGACAACGGGGCTAGCTATGTATTGCCTATAACAGAAAAAGTAGGACTATTCTCACAAAAGGGTTCAATTAGCTACGACTACTTGTATAGCAACGCAATTTCAGAATCTCAATTTGCTTCTACTACACCTTATAATCCTTATAGCGGAATGCTTGGTTCACAGTCATATCTATCTCAATCTTTTGGAGACTTTGTTTTAACAAAAGGATCAAAGGTTTCATCCCCAACCTTCTTTAAAGAGTTTGGCCCAGTAGCCAGAGAGCTAAAATATATAAGCGCTAAGTATGCACAAAGACCAGGCCAGCCAAGATTTGCACAAATAACTTTAAATCCATTTGTTACACTTATTGGATCATCAGTCAATTCTTTTGGTATAGAGGCATATGTTTTAAATAATGCTGGGACCTTTGTTCCACTTGCTGACGGGCAGACAAGAAGCTTCCAGGTAGTAGGAGATCAAATCGTTGCAACGGATCCGTTTGAGTATATAGACCCAGAAATAGCAAAGTTAAAAGACATTGAAATTATTGGATTTGATTCAACCTGGATACAGAAAGAGCGGGAAGCAAAAGAGCTATCTACATGGATGAAAGACCAATGGTCCAGACAGCAAACATCAATAGATATACAATGCTTTCCAAACCCTCTAATTCAAGTAGGAGATATGGTTGAGATATCATATCCCCTAAACTCAGTATATGCTTCAGACGATACAATTCCATCTGGTAAATCTGCAAGCAAATACGTTGTATTAGACATAGGTCATTCCTGGGACAACGGACTATCCACCTCAGTAAAATGCAGGTCGATTTATACTGGATAAAATGGTAGAATGATAAAATGGCAACTGTAGATAATAATAAGATAAAGTTTAGTGGTTTTACTACTAAGCAGAAAATTCAGCTACCAGCAGATGATCCGCTTGTAGACATTCTTAAAAGTCAATATTACGACCTGGTTGTAACAGCACAACTAGATGGAAGTGTAATATTAACACTGCCCAACTCAAAGCCACCGACTAGCGGTTATAAAAAGGGCGAAGAATACACCATACCAGATGATGGAACTGGCCAAAAGCCATTTCCAACATTAGCAGATATAACATTAAAGAAAATAGATGTAGTTAATGATATTAATGGAAATGCTAAATTAAAATTTAATTTTAATGTAAAAAATAATTCAGGAGATGCCGTTCGTGGCGTACAAGGGGGTGGTGGATAATGGAGATGAAAGGCACTTATATCTTTTATCAAGATGGAGTAGAGCTTCATAGACAGGATAATATTTTAACTAAGTTTGGAAAAAGATTCTTAACAAACTATTTAGCTGGCACCCTAGGTTTTAGCAGCAAGGCAATAGCTATTGGCATAGGGTCTGAAACCCCGACAGTCGATGATACAAGACTTGGTTTTGAATTTTACAAGGTCCCAGTTGATCTGAACTCACCTAATATTGAAACAGACCCAGTTACTGGAATATCAACATACTCTGTCATATACAAGACTTCACTGCCTAATGACGTGGCTGGATCCATAAAGGAAGTTGGGCTGTTCCCATCACAATCAACAAGCAAGTCAGACTATTCCAATAGATACATAAGCTCTTTTGAAAATGCTTTGCCGTGGGTAGACTCATCTGGCAATAACCCAACACTTGTTTCTACTCCAACGCCAAGGCTTGGATCATATTTATTTCAAGTAACTGCACCAGCAGTAACATCACCAGCGACTTACTCTACAAAAGAATATTGGTTTAATGCCACATTTGATTTGTCTGGCTATAGCATATACGACAGTCTAACACTTGCATTCAGACAGGCAGACACTAATCTTGACTATGTGTACATAAGATTCTATAGCGGAGATACTGATTATTTTGAAACTAGAATTACAGGTGACGCATCAATAACATCACCGCAGACACCAGATAAAATTAAAAGTAAAACGCTTTCTGAGCTTCTCGGATCTTCGTATAAATCTGGAACACCAGACGCTAGCTCAATAAATAAAATACTTATTGGGGCTAAGTCAAAAACAATATCTGGTACAACAGTATATATGGATGGTCTAAGAATTAATGATGAGGATTCATTTGATCCAATATATGGATTGATAAGTCGATCTGTTTTGTCTTCTGAAATTGTTAAGGTTGCTGGTAAGCAAATGGATATAGAATACAGACTAGGACTTAGTTTTTAAATGACAAAAGCTGACTACCTAGATTCTGGTGGGCATCAACCTTCACCACAAGATGCAGCACCAGACCTATCTTCTAATGCAGCTGCTGCTGCTAAAGCTGTATCATCTACTAGTCAGAGCTCCTATGATTTAGTCATAGAAAATATAGACTTAAACTTATTTAAAGACTACGCATTTATATTTTCATACATATTAACTAACGACGACCCAGCAGATAAAACTGTTGTATTTGGTCCACCATCACCAAGATTTATTGTAACTAGACAGCAGATTGCCGCAGCTGTTCCAGATTACACACAGCCGCCATCTAATGTTGTTGTTACTTCTGGCCTTCTTTCTTATCAGGTTAAATGGGATAAGCCAACATGGGAAAACTATGTTGACACAATTATTTGGGAGGGAACTTCTTCAACATTTACTGGCTCAGAGCCAGTTGTGTGGGTCGGAAACTCAACACAGGCAAACATTCTTACATCTAATACAGCAGATAGATATATAAAGGTTTTACATAGAGATAAGTTTTTTCATGCAGACACAACAAGTGCAAACAAGTACTACATAAGTGGAGTTATAAAACCCACAGACCCAGTCATTGTCGATGTTGACGGGCCACCAGCAGTTGGCTCAGCAACAGTGAGTGGTGGCATTGACCCATCTGCCTATCTTGGATTTAATGGCTATGCCACAATACAATGGAGCGCAGTAACATCTGGAGACATTCGAGGATACAGAATAAGGTTTAAGCCTGTTGGAGACTCTGTATATTCATATGCCGATTCTCCTGGTTCTAGTACATCGTACAAATTAGAAGGGCTTGGCGTTGGAGTAACATACGAGTTTGCAGTAGCGACATATGATCAATACAACAATACAACTTCTGGATATGTTTCTGGTGGCACATTAGCAATACCAGGAACACCAGTCATGAATGGATATATATCTGCTGGCGCATTTAAATTCGGTGATGGCGTTGTATCTGGCAAGCGTGGCTTACTATTTAACGCCAGCAACTACTGGTACATAAACTCAGGTAGCACAGCAGAATTTAAAGTAGGTGGACCAACCAGCAATTACATTAAATGGGATGGCTCAACCTTAAACATAGATGGAAATATCGGCGCAACAGGAACTGCAACAATTGGCGGAAACATAAATCTTTCTACATCTGGCGCATCTATTTATAATGGAACAATCAGTACGGCAGGAACATTAACTGGTAACGGTTTTGCTTTAAACTCAACAGGACTCAAAATTGCTAATGGTGCCAACTCTGTAACATTAAATGCAGCAGACGGAACAATAACTGCAAATGCAGGAACTATTGGTGGATGGACCCTATCTTCTACAACTCTTTCAAAAAATAATATATCCCTAGATAGCGCTGGACAAATTCGTGCTGGATCTTCTTTAGCTACAAGTGTTTATATAGATGGAACTACAACTTGGGCTGTTGCTGGAACGCCTGGAACATATTATAAGTTATGGTCTGGCAACAATAATCCAGCAAATGCATCTTTCAGCGTTGACTCCTCTGGAGTCCTAAGAGCAACCAATGCGATTATTAGTGGAAGCATTGGCCTTGGAAGTACATTTGGTACATCGAAAACAGCACAACAAATTTTAGACGACACTCTTGCAGCAAAGACCGCTGCCGACAATGCGCTTCAACCAAATGGAACATTGACTGGTAATGTTAGCGGAACCATAGATGGAGTTGCAGCATCAACTGTAAAAGGAAATGCTGCTAAGGGCGCAACAGCAGTCCAAGAAGGTAACGGGCTAAGCGTAGACCCAACTACAAGAGTTATTAATGCTTTGCAAGCAAGTAATAATATGAAAATACGTTCTGGCGGAACAAGGCCAGTTTATTTAGATGAGACTGGCTTATATATGACGAATCCATCTACTGGACTATACTCAATACTACTAGATGCATCTACTGGAACTGCAATATTTAGAGGCGACGTGTATGCAGACAATGGTTATTTTAAGGGTAGTATAACAGGAGCAAGCGGAACATTTAAAGGAAACGTTGAGTTAATCTCAAATAACACAGAGTGGTTTAGCAGCCCAGGTGTAAAAATAGAATCAAAAAATTTATATAATCAAAATCAAACAGCATGGCTATATGCTGGAAGCTTAACTTTAGGTACGGCAGGATCATACGCCTACATATTTTCAGGCAATTCATCTGGAGGAGTAAATGATGGGTCGCTTGTTCTAACATCCGATGCAGGACAAATACATCTTTTTGGTGTCAATCAAGGATCTGGAATAATATATGCAAACAGAAGTATTATGCTTGGCCAAGGCCAGACACAAAATGTTTCTTTTAATGCAAATGATCTAACTAGAATATGGTCAGACGGAAGAATATTTGCTAACTCATTGAACTCGGCAACTGGATCTGGAAATACTTCTGGAACATCCGTTGTTCAGAACTCAAGCGGATACCTAAAGGTACTTGGTTCTAGTAGAGCCCTTAAAGAAAATATAATTGAAATCCCTAAGTCTGGATATTTGGATGCAACTTTAAGAGTTAAGCCAGTTAACTTTAATTATATAAACGATGATGTGCTTGCCATTGAGCCAATACAATCTGGACTTATAGCAGAAGACCTCGCCCTGATTCCAGAATTTAGGGGAGTCGTAAACTACAATTTACAGGGGGATCCAATAAGCATAGGCTATGACAGAATGTCTGCCCTATTAGTATTAGCAATACAAGAATTAAAAGATGAAGTAGATACACTTAAAGAAAGACTTGACGGAATCCAGGCTTAATGGTATTCTTTATATGAATAGAATGGAAATATAATGGAAAAATTAGAACTTGTAGTTCAAGCACTACAACAGCGCATTGGAGAAATTGTCTCACAATATGAGACACATATCGCTATACTACGTGCAGAAATGACTACGCTAGCAGACACAAAGAATGCGGAAGACGCTAAGGAGTAATAATGGCTATCAACATAGACCCAGTAGTAATAAATGATGGAGACCCAGTATCTGCTGAAGTCATCCAAAGAATGAATTCAAATATTGCTAAGGTTGCTCTTGGTGAAAAAATTACTGTAATTAACATTACAAACCAAACTGGAGCTCCTAGTCTGAGGTCTGCAAATACTACAATACATAGCTCGTTTCCAGCAAAAGCAGAGCCAAAGAAAGCTGTCCCATATACAGTCGAATACGGTAATGTTACATTTACCGACATCCCTTCAGTATCGCTACAAATTGAAAATCCTAATGCTGGCGTAAAAGCTTTGCATACAGTATGTTTGACAGAATCAACCAAGCTTGGTTTTAAGTGCTTGCTGATCCCATCTTCGATTGCAACAGCAACCGACGGACTATTTATACGATGGATAGCTGTAGGAAACGTAGATAACAACACACAGGCTTAAATAGCCTATTGACAAGCCATATCAATATGTTACAATTACTGTAACATCAAAGTCACGTACCCGTGACTTTTTTACATATTAAGGTAGACAATGAGTAACGATTTAAAGTGGATGATTTCATCCGACCAGCAGTTCCCATATCAGGATGATAAAATGATTGCACTTTGGTTTAAGGTGATGAAGTGGTTTAAGCCAGATGTCGTTGACTACCTTGGTGACACAGATGATCAGGCTTGCTACAGCAAATATACAGAAGGTCGATCAGCAGAGTTTTTAAACCTTCATAAAACAGATAGCAGGGATCTTATTGTTCCAATGATGCGTCATGAAGCAAAAGGCGCAAGAGATTTTTATGCAAAGACAAGAGATATGCTACCAGATGCTCAATTGTTTTCAGCGCTTGGTAATCATGATGTAAGAATCTTTAATTATGTCGATGCAAAACTTCCAGACTACATAAATGAAGTAACACCAGAAGCTTTATGGGGACTTGACTCACTAGGATATGAATATATTCACTATAACGAATTGCCAAAGCGACGCTTTGGAGATATTCACGTACACCATGGACTCTCTATTGCAGCAACTGGATCTGTTCGTAAAGACATGGAAGACCTTCAGATTTCATTGATTAGAGGACACTCGCATAGAATTGCCTCACACCTAGTTACTTATGAACTAAGAAATAATGGTGAGGGAGAAACGATTCGTGGCTACGAGCTTGGGCATATGTGTGATGAGAAGGGCCCAGGAATGAAGTATATGCAACACCATGACTGGCAAAAGGGATTTGCAATTGCTCACATTGTTAACGACTACCCGCATATTCAGATGATCCATGTGGCTCCTGACTATTCATGTGTTGTTGACGGGAAGTTGTTTACACTATAATGTGGTGCGGAAAATGTAATGGACGAGTTTTTGTAGATAGAGTTTTCTCTCAAAAACTACATATGGAATTATTCTGTATCATGTGCGGCAAACGCTGGATGTGCAATAAAGAAACGAGTGCTTTCGGAAAATGGCTGGAATCAAAAGAGACGGCAAATCAAAAAGCTTACGGTATTTCTTCTTAAACGATAAGATACATAAGGTTTTAAAGGCATCCAGATCAAAGGATGAAATGATTGCTTGGTGCTACCCAGACAAGAAGAGAGTTATGTATTCATATTCTCAAGTTAAAAAGAATATGGAAACTGCCTATACTGTTGTAGAAGTTGCCTCTATTCTTAACAAGCATAGGGTAACTATACAAGAATATATATTAAATGAGAAGGTTGCTACCCCTCAAAAGATATATCCCATAGGACAACCAGATAGCGAAAGATGGTCTCAGTATATGTTTAATCAAAAGAACATATTGGATATGCATCAACATATATTAGACTCAGGACACTCAAAAGAAATTCCTTCAAAGGCAGAGGTTCAGGCCCTTCTCAAAAACAACTTAGTATTGTATACTAAGACAGAAGACGGAAAATTTGTTCCAGTATGGAAGGCGGAGTAGTGAGCTATATTGCAATATATAAACTTGAAACTGGCGCTGCTAAGAAAAGAAAAAGAGAAAAAGAAGTTGAGAATTGGAATTCTAAGAACGGCCCCGTGACTGTGAAAAAGGTGGAAGATGGAAAAAGGTAGGGCTGTTACTTGCGATATCTGTAAGCGGGACATAGAAGTTCGTTGGGGCATTTTTGCCAGCGATACATTGAGTAGACACAAGAAGGCGGAACATAAATGACAACGAGAGTAAAGGTAGATCTTTCATTTACTAGAAATCTTGGTAACTATGAGAGTATTAAAATTGGCGTGGGCATTGAAGATGACGTAAGGCAAGGCGAAACAGTAGATGCTGCCACGGAACGAGTATATGCTTTTGTTGAGAATAAGCTAATTCAAAAAACAGAAGAGGTCGAGGAAGAGCTAAAGCGTGGCAAATAATAAAGAGCCGTATATTCTTCTCAGCCTATTTCAAAATTTATATAAAGAGAAGTATGGCAAAGAGGCATCGATTAATAAATTTCGTGAGAAGTGGGCTATGCAAGATGTCATTGATAGTGTAGGATTTAACCGTGCAAAAGAGTTACTGGAATACTATTTCCATTTAACAAAGCATGGACACACCATACAGTTCTTCCTATATAACTTTGATAAAATGGATACAGTAAGGACTGAGATTGAAAAAGATAAAGAGAAGCGTCGTTTGTTACTAGAAGAAACGAAGAAGATGGTAGAGCAAGGCGGAGTAGAGTGAATACAGAAGCGGAACTAATCTCAGCAGTATGTAAGAATAAAGATATAAGCACACTACTTGCAGATAACGTAGACGACCTATTTACATCACATAAAGATATTTGGGATGGGTTAAAATCCTATTACTATAAATTTAAAGCTGTGCCAGAGGCTGGAATATTGCAGGAGAAGTTTAAGGACTTTGAGCCAGTTGATGTCAAAGGCCAAACGGGTTACTACCTTGATACACTTAAGAATGAATTTATTTCAAATAAACTTAAGACTATTATTCTTCGTGCAGGATCATCCCTTAAAGAAGATGCTGCATCTAGAGTTCTTGAAAACATGCAGTCACAGCTAGCAGGCCTAAGTAGATTTACTAACAATGTCCGAGATCTAGACATTACAGATGCCGAAGCAGCAATTAGACATATGGAGTTGCTGAGAGTACGCTCTGCCGAGATGGGCGGTTCTCCAGGCATCAAGACGGGTTTTGAGGCCATAGACTTGGCATACCCAACAGGTATGGCTCCAGGACACCTTATCGTTGCTATTGGCTGGCCAGGGCGTGGTAAGACATGGTTTACTTCCTACCTTGCATGCAAAGCGTGGGAGCAAGGGTTTAAGCCAATGATTGTTTCTCTTGAAATGTCACCAGAGAATATGCGTGATCGTATTTATACAATGCTTGGCTCTGGACTATTTAAAGCTTCTGACTTTTCAAAGGGAGATATTAATATTGACGACTTCCGTTCATGGTCTACAAAGAAGTTTGCTGACAAGAATAGCTTTATTCTTATTTCAAATGAGGGTAATACAGAAGTCACACCAGCGACCATTCAGGGAAAGATTGACCAGCATAAGCCAGACTTGGTTATCCTTGACTACCATCAGCTGTTTAATGATAACAAGCGAAGCAATTCTGAAGTCGAAAGAAATAGAAACGTTTCTCGTGAATTTAAAATGCTAGCGGTTTCTAACAACATTCCTATTATTGATATTACTGCAGCAACCGCAGATGATGTATCCGATCAAGACAACCCACCGATGATGTCGCAGGTGGCATGGTCAAAGGCTATCGAGTACGATGCAGATATGGCTATGGCTGTGCACAGATATCCAGGAACTAACATGATTGAGATTGTTTCACGCAAGAATCGACATGGACACGAATTTGGTTTATACTTAGATTGGGATATCAACAGAGGTATCGTAAAAGAGATTTATGAGAATCCATTCCAGAATAATGAACCACAAGCCGATAAAAAGATTTCAGGTTAGAGTTGAATTTTTAGACGACTCTGATATGGTTCGCATTAAGCATCAATATGAAAGTATGCTTACTCACCAGATGAGAGACAAAGGTTATCTTAGGGTACTTGACATAGATACTAACTTTTCGGTAGAATTTGACGGTACAACATGGATGTTCCTAATGACACTCTATGGGACTTACGTAGGAAAGAAGATGGCATGGCGGCACGAAGCAATTACGCAAGGAAAGCTGATTCCACGCAATACTCTAAGCAACACATAAAGGCGATAGTAAAAAGCCTTGGCTTACAGGTAGCTGGTGAAACAGATATAGAGATCTCTTTCTACTGCCCATTTCATTCCAACAGACACAGTGCAAGTTGTAGTATAAGCAAAGTAACTGGTGCATGGCTATGTTTTAATCCATCATGTGGCGAAACTGGATCGCTAATAGAATTAGTTAAAAGAGTTTTACATAAGAATGACTTTGAAGCGATGAGATATGTTTACTCAAAGGAAGCGGAGACGCTAGAAAACTTTGACGACCTTTTAAACGATATGCTAGAAGATAAGCCAGAGTTCGTAGAGTTTCCAGAAGAGATACTAAAGAATTTACATAATGACCTAGTTGCAAGTCAAGAAGCACAAAACTATTTTAAATCTAGAGGGATCGATATGTCTGCAATAACACACTTTTCTCTAGGATATTCACCTAAGCAGAACATGGTTACGGTTCCAGTGCATAGTCCAGATGGACTACCAGTAGGAATTGTTGGCAGATCAATATCGGAAAAGAAATTTAAGAATAGCACCAATTTACCAAGAAGCAAAACTATGTTTAACATTCACCGTGCTAAAAAAATAGGTGATAATGTTATTATTGTAGAGTCTAGCTTTGATGCAATCCGTGTGCATCAGGCTGGATTCCCCAATGTTATTGCAACACTTGGAGGACATATATCTACAGAAAACCTAGCATTAATAAATAGATATTTTAATAAAGTTACTTTAATGACAGATGCTGATCACGCTGGGCGTGAGCTTGCTAATAGCATAGCTTCTAGATTAAAGAATAAAGACCTCTTGTGGGCTTCGTACGAATATGGTAAGATATATCCACATGATGCAAAAGATGCTGGCGACATGACCGAAGAGGAAATTAAAGCCTGTATTAAAAACGCAGTTTCCAATATTGAATATCAATCTTGGACCCATCAAAAATAATAAACAGATGGATTTATACCATCAACTACAAAGGAGAAATATATGGGAATAGTAAAAGGTCTAAAAGATCTTAATAAGGTTATGGACAAGCCGCAGTCAAATGGTGGCGAAGGAACAAAAGGTCGTTGGGTAAAGCTAGAAGATGCAGAGAGCGTAAAGATTCGCTTCTTACAGGAACTGGATCCAGACTCACCGACATACAGCGAAAAGGCTGGGCTTGGATTTATTGCTGTAGAGCACACAAATCCAAAAGATTATCGCCGTAAAGGTCTTTGCACAATGGAAGACCAAGGTAAGTGCTACGGATGCGAGCAGCACCGTAAAGATTACAAGGCTGGATGGAAGGGTCGTTCACGACTTTACATTAACGTTCTTGTTGATGATGGCAAGGAAGATCCATATGTGGCTATCCTTTCTCAGGGGTCAAGCGGTAAAACAATTACCCCAACATTAATTGAATATGCTGGCGAAATGGGAAGCATCACTAATCTGATGTGGCGTGTTAAGCGTTCTGGAACAAAAACAGATACAAGTTACACAATCATTCCTTTGGCAAAAGACGAAGCACCATTTGATGCTTCAGCGCTAGAACTGTTTGATCTTGAAACCTCAGCAGTTCGTGATATGCCTTACACAGAACAAGAAGCTTTCTTTGCTGGAGAAAGCACTCATGCAGATGAGCCTTCAGCAACAAGTAGCAACTTAGACTGGTAAATAATTAAATACCAGGGGCAGTCTATTGACTGCCCCTGTGTTATTTAGTAGAATGCTTATATGAACACATACGAGATACCAGATCCTTTTGATACTTTTGTGGCGCACAAGTATAAGGACTATAAAGGAATGCTATATGATTTCTTTGCAAAAGAATGGCATTTAAAGGCAGCTTGTTGTGGCGAAGATTTATATGCACCAAATAAAAAAACAATGACAAAGATTAGACTTTATCATACTAGAAACGAATGCATGGGCGGATATTAATGAGTTTTACACACCTACACGTTCATTCATACTATTCATTAATGGATGGACTAAATTCACCTAAAGAATTATGCCAAGCAGCGTTAGATGCTGGGCAAACTGCGATTGCAATTACAGACCATGGTACTCTCTCCTCACACAGAGATATGCAAATTGCCGCAAAGGAAACTGGCATTAAGCCAATTCTTGGTGTTGAGGCGTACATTTCTCCAACTGATAGGTTTGACAGATCGTCTAAAACAGACAAGTCTATTCAGGCCTACAACCATATTATTTTGCTAGCGAAAAATAAAAAGGGGTTGGAGAATATAAATATTCTACAAGAACTTGCTTGGAACGAAGGCTTTTATCATAAGCCACGTATTGACAGAGAGGTATTAAAAGAATATGCGGAAGGTATTATTGTACTTAGTGGATGTCTTAATGGACTTATTAGCAAATGCATCGAAAAGGGCGAACTCTCAGAAGCCAAGCTTATACTTCAAGATTTTAAACAGACTTTCATGGAAGATTTTTACGTGGAAGTTCAATCACATAACCCACACGAAATTAACTCGACCCTTTTAAAACTTGCAGATGAACTAGGAATTAAAGCGGTGGCAACAGGAGATGCCCACTTTGCTAAAGAAGAAGATAGGATATTAGAAGAAGCATTACTAATCCTATCCACATCTCCAAAGGCTGATAAAGACATGGATTTCGACATGTCCAGAAATATGAAGGACATGTTAGATAGATTTAACTATCTTTATCCTGATAGAAGAATATCATTTCAAGATATGAATCTATTTATTCAAAGCCGTTCAGAGATAGAGGCGGACTTTAACAAGGCTGGGATTCACCGTACCGATATCTATGAGAATACAATGGAAATTGCTGATAAGATTGGAGAATATGACTTCCATCAAGGCCTAGACCTCCTGCCAGTCCCGAAGACTGATGCTGATGAAAGACTAAGGGAGTTGGCTGAAAAGGGCTTAGAGAGGCTTCTGAAGGCCTCAGACCCTATTTATAAGGATAGGCTTGACGAAGAGCTTGGGATTATTGCCAAGAAAAATTTTGCCTCATATTTCCTTGTTGTTGGAGACATGATTAATTGGGCTAAAGAAAATAATATTATGGTTGGTCCAGGCCGTGGTTCAGCTGCTGGATCTTTAGTTTGTTATACATTAGGAATTACCGATGTTGACCCTATTAAATACGATCTTTTGTTCTTTAGATTTATCAATGAAGAGCGTAATGATTTTCCCGACATTGACACAGATTTTGAAGACCGTCGCAGAAAAGAAGTTAAAGATTATTTAAAGAAAAAATTTAAGCATGTTGCTTCTATCTCTACATACACATACTTTAAAGATAAGGGTGTTGTCAGAGATGCTTCCCGTGTATTTATGGTTCCACTTCAAGAGGTTAACCGTGCCCTGAAGTCTGTAGACACCTTTGAAGATTTTATGGATTCTCCAAATACAAAAGAATTTAGGTTAAGGTATCCAGAAGTTGTTTGGCTTGCCGACAGGCTTCGTGGAAGAATCAGATCAGTTGGAGTGCATGCTGCTGGCGTAGTTGTTGCAAAAGATGATTTAAGAAAGTTTGCACCAGTTGAGTCTCGTGAAGACTCACAAGATAAAGTATCAGGAAGAATTCCAGTCGTCGCATACGATATGGATACGGTTGCAGATATAGGTCTTATTAAGCTAGATGCACTAGGTCTTAAGACTTTATCTGTGATCTCTGATACATTAAAGTCCATTAAAGACAGGCACGGAAAGACAATTAATCTTTCTGAAATGACTATGGATGATGCTAATGTTTACAAGATGCTAAACGATGGCTATACAAAGGGCGTATTCCAAGCAGAAGCAACTCCCTATACAAACCTTTTGATTAAAATGGGCATAGATAAGTTCGAAGATCTTGCTGCTTCTAACGCACTTGTTCGCCCTGGAGCGATGAATACTGTTGGCGCCGCATATATTGCTCGTAAGAATGGCAATGAAGCCGTAGATTATATGCATACAATCATGAAGCCATTTACCGAGAACACATATGGTGTTATTATATATCAAGAGCAGGTTATGCAGGCATGCGTACACTTGGGCGGTATGACTTGGGCAGAGGCTGATAAGGTCCGCAAGATTATTGGAAAGAAAAAAGATGCAAAAGAATTTGACCAGTTCAAGGATAAGTTTGTTGCTGGGGCTTCAGAACACATTTCTAAGAAAAAAGCAGAGGCGCTATGGCATGATTTTGAAGCGCATGCTGGTTATTCTTTTAACCGCTCCCATGCTGTTGCTTACTCTATGCTTAGTTATTATGCTGCTTGGCTTAAGTTTTATTATCCACTTGAGTTCATGTTTTCAATTCTTAAAAATGAAAATGACAAAGACGCAAGAACAGAATATTTAATTGAGTCAAAGAGACTTGGCCTAAAGGTATTGCTGCCTCATATCAACGAGTCTCAGGTTTATTTTTCACTACAAGATAACGCAATTAGATTCGGATTGGCTGAAGTAAAGTTTATTTCAGACAGCATTGCAAACAAGATAATAGAAAGAAGACCGTTCAGTGACTATGCCGACTTTATTGATAAGGCATCGAAAAAGGGTTCTGGCATTAATAGCCGTGCTATTGCTGCTCTTAACTCCATCGGCGGTGCTGCGTTTACTGATAACAAAAGGCAAGGAAATGAAAAAGACAATTACTACGAATACCTAGGCATTCCAACATTTAATCTTGAAGGCATCCCCCCAAGAATTAAAGCACAGGCAAGACCAATTGAAGAGTTTGATGATCTAGGATCATTTGTTATGTTTGGAATGGTTAAGTCTATTAAAAGAGGAAACGGCTGGGCAAGAGTAGAGCTGGTAGATGAAACTGGATCTATTGGTTTATTCCATACAGAGCAGACACAAATTGAGACTGGCCAGATGTATTTTATTCTTGTTGGAGATAATAGAATTGCAAGATACGTGAAGGTCTCCGATATAAACCCAGAGTCAAATGATATATTTGTAGACTATTTATATAGGAAGCAATATGACCTTGAAAAGGACGAGTACTTTGTGGTAAACTTTACACCATACACAACAAAGGCTGGCAAGCAGATGAGCCACATAGTTCTATCAGATAAAGATAAGACCCTTACTAGAGCCATCGCCTTCCCAGCAATGTACAAAATGACTCTTGCAAAAATGCGTGAGGGAATGAAATGTAAAGTTGTTTTATCAAAACTAGATGATGGAACTTTAAACATTAAGGAGATATTATGACAAATACAAGACAATTTCTTGAAGACAAACTTATTATTTCAATTGAAAATCGTAAAAAAATGGAAGAGCTATTCAAGCCAAATAAAATAACCACCACACAACAGCTAAAAGATTATTATTTGTTGCAGGGAGGCATTGATGTTCTAAACTGGGCCCTTAGCATAAATCTAGGTCAAGTCGGATTTCATTATTATAGGAGTGGGGTAAGCATAGAGGATGTGCTTGCCGTGATTTTGCCAAGGATCAGTAGTCACGATACGTTGTGTGAATGTCATGAATGTATTACAAACGATGTATTGCAAGATTTTATAAAGCATGGACGTGGCATAGCATGACAGAAGAGAAAAATATACTTCAGCAAGTCATGGGCAGGCTTAATGCCTCTAATATGCTCACTGCAATTTTAAAAATTGCGGGTCCAATAGAGATACCAATCTCAGAGCTAGAAGGTATTCTTAAGTATCAAAAGCCCGAAGACTTGATGGATCTAAATGCAGAGTCAACTTATGTAGATACATTTATGGACTACATTAAAGAAAATGGTGGTTACGTAAATGTAACTATTGTTGATGGAGATAAATTTAAATTACAGTTAGTTTCAAAAGAAGAAGGAGAAAAAACCCTTGGTCAACCAGATGACATGGGTTATGTTTGTACGAGAGCTAGGTGGAACCAATATGCACACTCATGATGTCTTTATGGACGATGGAGTAACAGTAAGTAGAGAAGAATGCGAAAGAAGAAGCAATGAAGTTGAAGATTTTTTTCATAGACTAAATGCATCTTCATTGCTAACTTTGCTATTTCAAAATTTTGGAGAGGTTGTGTTTGATAGGGATCAAGTGACTCATTTAAATAAGTATGATCTGCCACCAAACGACACGGCGGTAAACCCATATGACCCAGATTTTTTTGATTACATCAAAGATCTAGGGGGCCACGTTGTTGTTAAATTTGACCCACAGACCGACAAGGTTTCAATGAATCTAGTCAGCCACGAAGATGGCATAGAGGCTCAGAAAAAAAGAGAAACAATGGGTTTCTTTTCAATTAGAAGGCCGTGGAACGTCCATAGCATTAAACCAGTTCAAGGAGAAAATAAATGACAGAAGAGCAGGATATTTTTGCATCGCTAAATGTTTCAAAGATTTTAGTAGCAATTTTAGAAATTCAAAAAGAAATCTCTATCCCTTCAGCAGCATTTCTTGATGCAGCAACAGAAGATAAAGAGTTGCAGGTTGATTACGATTCAGATAGTCAATCTTTTAAGTTTAAATTAAAGGATAAAGATGGATCAGGGTTTAATAACGACCAGCTCATTGAAAGTTTCGAATAAAGAAATAGAGCTAGCAACAGATTATGGACTTGATGTTCTTTCTGCGCTGCTTCACGAAACTGCAATTGAAAAAGGTTTTTGGGATCAACCAAAAAACTTTGATGTGTTTGGGAATAAGTTGGCATTAGTGCATTCTGAAGTAACAGAGGTTCTGGAGGCTATTAGAAAAAATAAAGGGTCAGAAGAAATTGTAGAAGAGATGGTCGACATCTTAATTAGAACTCTTGATCTTTATGCATCAATGAGAAATGGCGGATTTGTAGAGCACAGCCTTGATGAAGTTTTGTTTAAAAAAATGGAAAAAAATAAGGCTAGACCAAAGCTTCACGGCAATTTATTTTAATGATATAATTGTATCAAAGAGAGAGACAATAAATGACTATAGCGATTGATGACATCCTAGCAGGATTAGATCCAAAAACAAGAGCAAGAGTAAAAGCAGCACAAGATGTAAAAGTTGAAAAGCAAAAGACACCTAGCATTGGCTTAAACATGGCCCTTAAAGGTGGATTAGGCTATGGTAGACAAGTTCTTGTTTGGGGAAATAAATCTGCAGGAAAGTCTTCATTTTGTTTACAGATGATTGCTCTTGCACAAAAAGAGGGTAAAACTTGTGCATGGATTGATGCAGAGGCATCATATGATCAGTCATGGGCAGAAATGCTTGGAGTAGATTCTTCTTCCCTTATTTACTCACCAGCAAAAACCGTTAACGATATGGTCGATGTAGCAACAAAGCTAATGGATGCTGGCGTAGATATTATTGTTGTTGATTCTATTTCAGCACTATTGCCAGCTATTTATTTTGAAAAAGATGGAAATGAAATGAAAGATTTGCAAGACACAAAGCAAATCGGCGCTGAAGCAAAGGATATGACTCACGCAGTCAAAATGTTAAACTATGCAAACAAGAACACATTATTGGTACTCATCTCACAACAGAGAAATCAGTTTGGATCTATGCATGCCTCCCACATACCGACAGGAGGAATGGCAGTCAAGTTCTTCTCTTCCACCGTCATTAAACTTTGGTCTTCTGAGGCTGAAGCTAATGCTATCAAAGCTGGTATTAAAGTTGGTGACAAAATTATTGAACAGAGGGTTGGCAGACCAGTCAATTGGATTATTGATTACAACAAACTCGGCCCCCCTAACCTATCTGGACAGTACGATTTCTATTACCAAGGAGAGTCACTAGGTGTAGACTTAGTCGGAGAAACCTTAGATGTTGCAGAAATGGTTGGAGCGGTTGAAAAAGGTGGAGCCTGGTACACAGTTAATGAAGAAAGACTACAGGGACGTGCAAAGGCTGTCGCTTATTTAAGAGATAACCCAGAAGTTGTTGATAAATTAATTAAGGACATTGATGCCAAATCTTAATGAATTTTTAAATAAATCTATTCCAGAAGATTCAGTATTAGATGATAGGGTTGAAGTTATAGAACAAATGAGACCATGCTCTAAATGTGATCTTTTTGTTCATGAATATTATTTTAATAATCAAACTCTGGAAATGTATTGGACATGTAAAGATGGACATAAAACGGTACATCGGGTGGGCTAATGTCAGAGCGAGCAGAAGTAAAAAGAGATGGAGCCAAGGCTCAAAAAAATTCGGGCAGAGGAGACTATCAAAAAGGTGACGCACAGTGGAAGCAATTCCTTGTAGACTATAAAGAAGCTGGCGTTTCTTTTACTTTGAATAAAGATAACTGGGCAAAGATATGCACAGATACATTTAGGGTGAATAGAGATATGCACCCAGCGTTAAAAATTATTATTGGTTCTGAGTCTAAGGTTAGGCTGGGAATAATAGAGTGGTCGGTTTTAGAAGAGTTAATACAGTTCTGGGAGGAACATAATGAATAAATATCAGGTTATGCCGCAGGTTGTTATATATAGAGATCTTTTTGATAAAGATGAGCTAAAGAGGTTTTATGACTTAATGGACCTATATGAAAATGATACTAGTGAGTTTGAGATTGTGCATGAGGAAGACTCGACAAGAGGAGATAATCATGGAACTTTACCTATAGAGCATAGAGATGGTTCTCCAATCAACCAGTGGGTTCCTTGGCATACATTTGGCAAAAAGACATTTTTTAATTTTAAGCATAGACCAAATGTAATTGAAGATGAAAACATTAAATTCCTATATGACTTTAGAGAAAAATTATATTCTATATTTAAAATAGTTTTTGACGACTATATTAATGAGTGGTCAGAGTCTGGATACTGGCCAGAGTATATTGATAATTGGGAGCTCAATGGCCCTGGTTCAACAAGAATGCACTATTCAGTCATTGAGGTTTTAAAGCACGATATTCATGCAGAAAAAAATCTTGCAATTACATTTCACACTGACGCACATAAGCACAGAGTTGGTCAGCCGAGATCCCAGCAGATTATCACAATCACAATATATGTAAACGATGACTATACTGGTGGCGAAGTTGAGTTCTTAAATGAGATTGACGAAATTCCAAATGTTGTTACATATAAACCAGGTGTAGGTGACGTCACCGTGTTCCCGTCAGGCATACCATACTTTCATTCTGCAAAAGCAGTAACGGAAGGAAACAAAAAGGTTTTTGTAAGAGTTTTTGCACAGTGGGATTACCCAGGATCACAAGAATGGGCAGACGGTATCGCCAAGCATGGCGAAGAAGAATGGCTGCGATTGGTAGATGAAGATGTGCAGGAAAAGGTTTCTACTGGAATATATGACCGTGAAGTTCGTATTGAAGGAACGGTATGGCAAGATGTAAACCCGTCAATTAAAGTTGAAGTTGCAAAAGAAAATCATATATATGTTGACGGAAGATTAAGATGAATATCTTTCTTTTAGGATTAATGGTAGGATTTACATTAGGGTACCCAATTGGGCTATTCATTGACAAGTGGGACAAAAGGATTAAAGATGGCGGAAGATAAAAATACACTTCAATTGATTAGTGATATCACTGAGTTCAACGATCTACATGAATATATGCAAGATGAACATCTTGATAAGGCACTTGCTATTGTTGTTAAGTTATTGATGACACCAGATGTACCGTCAGCGAAGGCACCAATGCTTATAATGGAGCTCCAGGCAATGTCAACTAAATTTGCAGTCATGTCTTCAGTCTATTCTACTATTGCTAAGGATAAAGCAGGAACCGTCAATAACAATAAGAAGAATGTCTATTACTCAGTAAAGGAGTCCATAGACAAACTTGTAGATGCACTTAAGTATGTTGTTAGGTATAACTCATAAATGGCTAGAGATATTGTAAAGAACCTTAAGTTTAAAAAGCACACTGGAAAATTCTTTGACCCAGAAAAATTTGCTGCGTTGCTTGATGAGTCTTATCGTAATACCAAAAGAGCAGATGGAGAGATGACCAAGAAGTCTTTTAGCCCAAGCTCCCTTGGATACGGTCATGGAACATGCCCAAGATATTGGTACATGGCTTTTTCTGGTGCTGTATTTATTGATGATAATGATGCTGTAGCAGTTGCAAACATGGCTCAGGGCACACAGGCTCACGAAAGACTCCAAAAGCTCATCAGCACAATGCCTGAGTGGAAAGCTGAGGAAGAAGAGATTGTTAGTGAGTATCCACCTATTAGAGGATTTATAGATCTAATTATGGAGTATGATGGCGAAACTGTAATTGGTGAAATTAAAACGGCAAAGCAAGAGGTTTGGGACACTAGACAATCAGAGATGAAGTCATCAGCAAACCACATGCTTCAGCTATTAACCTATATGAAGCTAAAGAATGCTAAAGAGGGGTTCTTTCTATATGAAAACAAGAACACCCAAGAGATATTAATTATTCCAATTTCAATGAATGAAAAGAACAAAGCAATAATTGAAGAAGCTTTTGCATGGATGGAGCAAGTTTGGGATAACTTTAAAAATGGAGAACTTCCAATAAGGCCACCAGGATCTACAAAGTCTAAGATGCCTTGCACCTATTGCCCAGTTAAAAAAGCTTGCTATGACAAGTCTGGTCCAGTCGGCACAGTTGAAATAGATTTATACAAGGTGCCTAAAATATGATTTGTGCCAATACCGAATGCGCCAAAGAGTTTGATTCAAAAACACATAATCAAAAGTATTGCTCTGACGAATGTTGCCGAGTTGCAACTAATAAAAGAATTATGCAAAAGTATTATGAGAAAAAGGCTATCAAAAAGGGCGCAGTAAGACTTTGCAAAAAATGCAAATCTCAGCTAAGCAGATATAACTCAGACAATATTTGCTCTTCATGTCTAAAAGAGACTAACTCTAAATCTAGAAAATTGTTACAGGACATACTTGATGAAATTAGCTAGCCTTGTAAAAACAAAAGCAAATAGGGTATTGGGCATAGATGCTTCAACAAACTCTATAGCTTTTTGTTTAATGGAGGGCGATGTTCCGCTTAAGTGGGGCAAGATTAACCTTGTTGGCGAAGACATATATGAAAAAATTTATGATGCAAAAAATAAAATGGCGATGATGTTAAATGAGCTAAAGAGTGATTATATAGTAGTTGAGGGTGCCATACTTGTCAGATCACCTGATGCTGTGATAAAATTGTCATATGTCTATGGAGTTGTTATTGCTGAGCTTATGTCTACTGGTGCTAAGGTTATTACTATTAGCCCATCCGCATGGCAGGCGTACATTGGCAACAAGAATCCGACAAAAGATGAAAAGTCTGCAATAAGGTTGGCAAACCCAGGGTATGCAGAGTCATGGTACAAAAATCAATTAAGAAATATGCGTAAGCAAAGAACTGTAGATTACTTTAATAAAAAGTATTCCCTACAGATTTCAGATTTTGATGTTGCAGATAGTTTTGGCATAGCACACTACAGTAACCAGGTGCTTACAAAAAGATGAAGCTATATCAAAGTAAAGATTGGCTATATAGAAAATATATCGTTCAAAAGAAAACTATTACTGAAATAGGAAAAGAATGCGGGGTCTCTGCTATGACCATACAGAGATATTTACAAGAATTTGGGTTGGTTAGAAAAAAATGAAAGATTTTTGGGATGCTCTTGTTGGGCAAAAAGGCGTAGATTATTTTACTGAGTTAAACAAAACCTCCGTATACAATGAAGTTATTGATGCAATGGGAGAAGGAAAATCTGCCCTTGAATTTGGTGCGGGGGTTGGAAGAAACATAGATTCTATTCTTCAGACATTCAACCATGTAACAGCATATGATATACCAAATGTTGTAGATCTTGTAAACAACTTTGATGGACTATTTGACAAATCAAGGTCAACATATACATCTGACTGGGACAGCTTAAAGGGGAAAAAGTTTGATGCGATACTTGCCCTTTCCGTACTAGACCATATTGAAGAGGAGTATCTAGTTCCGTACCTAGAAGATCTTGTTAATATGTCAAACAAATTTGTAGTTCATGGACGCAGACTCATGGATGATGGGAACAAAGACATCTTGACAATTCTAGAAAGATATTTTATTATTGACATACTAACTACAAATACTGATCTAAACAATAATGAGCAGTTCATTGCAGTATTAAAGCCAAAGGAATAAAATGACAGATTATCCAAACAAGGCTGGCGGATACCAGGCTTGGATAACAGACCTACAGCTAATAGCAACAGATGCTCCTTCTGGACATAAGATAATTGTAGAGTGCTTAGAGATGGCAGAAATGCTAATTAAAAAGAATATATCATACGGAAACTCAGCACTTGAACCTATTCGTATATTTTCAAAGGCAGACTCAAAAGAACAAATTAGAGTCCGTATTGACGATAAGCTAAATAGAATTCAAAACGATCAAGCGTTTCCAGGAGACAATGACATAGATGATTTAATTGGGTATCTGATTCTTCTTAAAATTGCCAATAAGTCTTAGTCAACTAAAACATGGTATAATTTATATATGAGCGAACTAGAGCCAGCGGTGCACTTTGACAGAATGAACAGAGTTGTTCAAGAATTGCTAAAGGGTAACTCCGCAACACAAATAGCAACAAACACAGGATTCTCCAGAAAAGAGGTCATTGAGTATGTTGATGAGTGGAAGTCTGTAGTACATAACGATACTAATTTAAGAGATCGTGCAAGAGAGGCAATCTCTGGAGCAGACGAACATTATGCAATGCTAATTAAAGAGGCCTGGAAGACCGTAGAGGATGCAGACACCCAAGGACAGCTTAGCGTAAAGGCGGGCGCCCTAAAATTAATTGCGGACATTGAAACAAAAAGAATAGCTATGCTTCAATCTGTAGGCGTGTTAGAGAATACTCAAATTGCATCTCAAATTGCTGAAACAGAAAGAAAGCAAGATATCCTTGTAGGAATTTTAAAAGAGGTTACTGCTGGTTGCCCTAAATGCAAGATGGATGTTGCAAAAAGGTTGTCTCAAATAACAGGTATTGTTGAGAGCGTACTGATCCACGAGTCAGATGCTATCTAGTACATTCCCATTTTCTATAAGTGTTGATAAGTTTAAGCAAATAAGCGATGGCATATGGGTGTATAAAAAATTTATTCCTGAGCAAGAGTGCAATTTAATTATTGAATCAGCCAGCAAAATTCCAGAACACATGTGGTTTGAAAGAGATTGGTATAAGTCTACAAAAAAACAAATAAATCAACTACTACCAATACATAAAAAAATAAATTCTATTTTAAAAAAAGATTTTTATCTTGGAGAAAACCTTAGCCTTGTAAAATTTATAAAAGGTCAGACATGGAATTTGCATAAAGACAATCACGATTCTTTGCACATACTCGAATCAAATTCAAATATAAAAGAAGGAGAGACGGTCTACCCAGCAGAGTACACTACGCATGGAGTGATATTTTATTTTAATGAATACGATGGTGCCGAAATATCATATCCAGAGCTTGGAATAAAGTATAAGCCAGAAAAGGGAGACATGTTGGTTCATAGATCAGACATAGCTCATGAGGTATTGGCTCTAGAAAGCGATATAAGATACACGCATTCTAATAAAATTTTTGTATATCTAAATGTACCACTCGGTGTCATATGAGTTTTGATTTCTCAGATTTAATAGATATTCTAGATGGCGAAGAGTTTGAAGAAAAGCCAGTAGACTTAAGGACATTTGTAAACGACCCAAACTACTTGGGTCTCCCACCACTTTCAGAATATCAATATACTTTGATTGAAAAAAGCTCACAAATTTATAAAGAATCTACACTTAAAAAATTATTTGGAGATGAAGAAGGCGAGATCAGATTTAAACAAACTGCTAATGAGGTGGTTGCACAACTAGGAAAAGGTTCTGGAAAAGATTACTGCTCAACAATTGCAGTTGCGTACATAGTTTATTTGCTATTGTGCCTAAAAGACCCAGCAACGTATTATGGAAAACCTCCTGGAGATTCAATTGATATTATCAATATTGCTATTAACTCTCAGCAAGCAAGCAATGTATTTTTTAAAGGCTTTAGAAGCCGTATAGACAAGTCGCCATGGTTTGTTGGGAAGTACTATTCAAAGGCATCTGAAATACAATTTAACAAAGCAATAACGGTTCACTCTGGACACTCTGAAAGAGAAGCGTGGGAAGGATACAACGTTATCGTTGTTATTCTTGATGAGATTTCTGGTTTTGCAATTGAAAATACAACTGGCCACGATCAAGCAAAAACTGGTAGTGCGGTGTATGATATGTACAGGGCATCAGTTGATTCAAGATTTCCAGATTTTGGTAAAGTCATTTTGCTATCATTCCCAAGATTTAAGAATGATTATATACAGCAAAGATACGATGCTGTAATTGGTGAAAAAGAAACTGTAGTTAGGAGTCATAAATTTAAGATGTATGAGGAGATTCCTGATGGCACAGAAGGAAATGAATTTGACATACAGTGGGAAGAAGACCATATCATATCTTACAAGATACCTAAAGTATATGCTATTAAGCGCCCAACTTGGGAGATCAACCCAGTTAGAAAAATTGATGACTTTAAAACAGCCTTCTATACAAATCCAACAGATGCTTTATCAAGATTTGCTTGCATGCCACCTGACGCAGTGGATGCATTTTTTAAATCAAGAGAAAAAGTAGAAAAAGCTTTTAGCGTAGGGCAGATAGCAGTCGATACATTTGGAAGACTGGAAGAGTGGTTTCTCCCAGACCCAGACAAAAAATATTATATCCACGTAGACTTGGCGCAGAAGCATGACCATTGTGCCGTTACTATGGCACACGTTAATAGGTGGGTCAATGTTAAAGTAACAGACACATATTCACAGCCTGCTCCAATTGTAGAGATTGACGCTGTTAGATACTGGACCCCAACCCCAGATAAATCTGTAGACTTTACTGAAGTAAAAGACTATATTCTGTCTCTTAAAACAAGGGGATTCAATATAGCAGTATGTACCTTTGACAGATGGAACTCTCATGATATGATGCAACAACTAAAACAATATGGCATCAATACAGAGATTCTGTCTGTCGCTAAAAAACATTATGATGATATGGCCATGATCGTTGCGGAAGAAAGATTGATTGGTCCACACATACCTTTGCTTATTGACGAACTCTGCCAACTTAGAATTATGAGAGACAAGGTTGACCACCCAAGAAAAGGCTCTAAGGACTTGGCAGATGCTACATGTGGCGCTATATTTAATTCAATAAGTAGAACAAAGTTTGATAACAACCAAGAGATAAATATACATACATATGAATCAATGAGTTACGACAATGATTTTGGATCAAAAGATGATCCTGAAACAACAAGTTATAATATGATTAGGGCGCCAAGAATGCCTGAAGACTTAAGAGAAGCAATGGACAGGATGCAAATAATATGAGCGAATACCAAGAAAAAGCAAAAGAATGCAAGTGCTGCAGCAAGCATGTTCCGCTACCAACCGTACTTAGGGAGTATAATGGAACTATAGTCTGCCCGACAACATTTTCAAATATTGTTGAGTATAAAAGGCTTTGGGAGTCTTTTGGGTCAAGACCAATGGGATCAATTAGAAAACATTTTTCTGAGTACGTGCAGCAAATAGTCGAACAATCTATTGACAAAAATTAAGTATATTAGGTATACTTTCAGCTAGGCGCCAGTAGCTTAGTTGGTTAAAGCCCCGAACTCATAATTCGGTAATCGTAGGTTCGAGTCCTACCTGCCGCACACCTTTGTAGCTCAGCGGAAGAGCAACAGACTTCTAATCTGTAGGTCGCTGGTTCGATCCCAGCCAGGGGTACGATACGTAGTATCGCTTATATAAGGAGAAAAAAATGACAGAAGCAAAGTGTCCAGTAACTGGGCATTCATCAAATATAAATGCAACAAAAAATGCAGACTGGTGGCCTAATAGGCTCGACCTATCACCGCTAAGAAAGCATTCAGAAAAATCGAATCCAATGGGAGAAGATTTTGATTACGCAAAAGAGTTTGAGAGTCTAGATCTTGATGCTCTTAAAAATGATATTAATGTCTTGCTAACAACTTCGCAAGACTGGTGGCCCGCAGATTACGGAAATTACGGTCCGTTCTTTATTCGTATGGCGTGGCACTCTGCTGGAACGTACAGAACAACTGATGGACGTGGTGGTTCTGGGGAAGGCTTACATAGATTTGCTCCGCAAAACTCATGGCCAGATAATGGAAACCTTGATAAGGCTCGTAGACTTCTTTGGCCAATCAAGAAGAAGTACGGCAAGAAAATTTCATGGGCAGACCTAATGATTCTTGCAGGTAATGTTGCGCTTGAAAATATGGGATTCAAGACATTTGGTTTTGCTGGTGGTCGTGCAGATGTTTGGGAATCAGATGATACATACTGGGGTGTAGAAAAAGAATGGCTTGCAGACAATCGCTATAGCGGAGATCGTGAGCTGGAAAATCCTCTTGCTGCAGTTCAAATGGGTTTGATCTATGTAAACCCCGAAGGACCTAACGGCAACCCAGACCCATTGCTTTCTGCAAGAGACATTCGTGAGACATTCGCAAGAATGGCAATGAACGACGAAGAAACTGTTGCACTCATTGCTGGTGGACATGCTTTTGGTAAGGCACACGGAGCAGGAGATCCATCACACGTGGGCCCAGCACCAGAGGCTGCACCTGTTGAAGATTTAGGTCTTGGTTGGAAGAGTTCATTTGGTAAAGGTAACGCAGAAGACACAATAACAAGTGGTATCGAAGGTGCTTGGACTGCTACTCCAACTAAGTGGGATAACTCATACCTTAAGTTATTATTTAATTATGACTGGAAGCAAACAAAGTCACCAGCGGGGGCAACTCAATGGATACCAACAGATGACTCTGCCGCTAATTTAGTGCCAGACGCACATATCGATGGTAAATTTCATGCTCCAGTTATGACAACGGCAGACCTTGCATTAAGGTTTGATCCAGAATATGAAAAGATTTCACGTAGATTCCTTGAAGATTTTGACTACTTCTCAGATCAATTTGCTCGTGCATGGTTTAAGCTTACACATAGAGATATGGGACCAATTTCAAGATATCTTGGTAAAGAAGTTCCACAAGAAGAGTTTATTTGGCAGGACAGAGTAAGTAATCCCACTAGAGATAATATAACAGAAGAAGACGTAAATGCAATTAAGGAAATAATTCTTTCTTCTAATTTATCTCCATCTGATCTGGTAAAAACTGCCTGGGCATCTGCATCTACATTCCGAAAAACAGATAAGCGTGGTGGAGCTAACGGTGCACGTATAGTTTTATCCCCACAAAAACTATGGTCTGGCTTTGATCAAAATGCCATTGCTAAAGTGATTGCTGTTTTAAATCCTATTAAAGAAAAGTTTAATGTATCTCTCGCAGACCTAATTGTTTTAGGTGGATTAATTGGAATACAACAAGCCGCAGCTAATAGAAACGTCAACGTTGATCCTATTATGAAGTTTGGTAGAGGAGATGCAACTCAAGAGCAAACGGATGTTAAATCTTTTGCAGTCCTTGAACCAAAGTTTGATGCATTTAGAAACTACACTGACCCAGAAATAACTGCACCAGAAGAAGTTTTATTGGTAGAAAAAGCTAATCTTTTAGGATTGAATCCAGTAGAAATGGTAGTTTTGCTTTCTGGAATGAGAATGTTGAATAACAATATGCTAGATAATGGTTATCTAATTCAGATTCTTTCTTATGTAAATGTTGACGAAGCGGCAGGAATGCCTACCGTGGACCTAATTATTGCATCAAACTCAGAGCTTAGAGCAATTGCTGAAGCATATGCCTCAGATGATTTTAGAGAAAAGTTTGTCAATGATTTTGTTTTAGCATGGACAAAAGTAATGAACGCTGATTTGTTTATTAAATAAACAAAATAAATGTCCTGGGTAAGACTAAAACTGCCCAATGTTCCTATAGCTCAGTTGGTAGAGCAGCAGACTTTTAATCTGCGGGTCGATGGTTCGAGCCCATCTGGGGATACAATAAATAGTATAATGGAGATATGATGAGAAATATATTAATAGTTGGAGACTCACACACAGCAAAACTAGGTAACTGTGTGCCAGATGTTTTTCTTAGGGAAAACGTTGCATTGGAGTTTAAAGACTCCGATCAGAATTACGTAACTAGATACATAGAAAACGGTAACGAAGTTTGGCTCAGAGACTCATTAAGAATGTATGAAGACTCAGATATAAAAATATGGATGTCCTCACACCCAGGACGATCTGCCCTTAATTATGATTTTGAAAACTTTGCAAGCGGAACACAGAAATATATTCTTGATAATTGGAATCAGGATGGAAATATTGTTATACCTTGGCTTGGATACATAGACATTAGAAATTGGCTACCACAAACACATCTAAATAACTATAAATCTGCTGCAGATGTAGTATCTCAATACATGGATAATGTTTTAAATAAGTTTGATAAATGCCGTATAGTATTTATGGAGCCACTACCACAGTTCATATGTATTATAACTAATGGGTGGAGAATAAATTCAAGTGACCCAGACATTGAGTTTGAGCGGAGATATGAGCAGCACCTAGTGTTTGTAGAGGAGCTTAGAAAACAATGCTTAGAAAGAGGGCTGGAGGCCCCTATAAGGGTAGACGAGATATTAGGCACAGACATGATTGAGCCATACATGCAGCCTAAAAAACCTTTAAAGATTTTATTAAATGACCATATGACTCAAAAGTACTATGAAAAGATAGTCAAGCATATAGCAAAGACTATATAGTAATTAATAGAAATGGTATACTGGGATTTATGGAAAATTTAAAGAAAACCGTAGTAGTGACTGGAGCCTCCTTTGGCATAGGCAAGGCAACAGCAAAGCTGCTTGCAGAAAATAATTTTCATGTTATAGCAATTGCAAGAAGTATAGATGAGCTTAAGTCTATAGAATCAGATGATATAGAAGTTTATCAAATGGATATCACAAATAATATAGAGGTAGCAAAGTTTAGCAAATATATCTATGATAAAAAAATAGATGCATTAGTTAATAACGCAGGCGGTGGATTTAACCTACCTAACAACATATTAAATGATGATGTTGACAACTGGAAAAAAGCTTATGATTTAAATGTTGTTGGCGCAATGAATATGACAAAAACTGTAGCGCCATCAATGATAAAAAATGGTGGAGGCAATGTTGTATTAATTACATCAATGGCAGGCCACTTTGTTTATCGTGGAGGAAGCAGCTACACAGTTGCAAAGCATGCAGAAGTAGCGCTTGCAGAGATATTGAGATTTGAATTGTTTGACAAGAATATTAGAGTAACAGAGATAGCACCAGGCAATGTAAATAGCCGTGGTGATCGTGATAGGAATAATTGTTTAAACCCAGAAGATGTAGCAGATGCAATTAGATGGGCTTTAATGGTACCAGAGCATGTAAATATAGAAACACTATCAATTTTACATGTAAATAATCTAAGTAGATAATAGGAGAAATAAAATGGCAGCAAAAGGAAGTTTAGAGGCAATCATCGAAGTTGCAAAAAAAGAAATTGGAACAATTGAAGGTCCAAAAGACAATGAAACAAAGTATGGTGCATGGATGAAGGTTAACTTCCAGCCATGGTGCCAATCGTTCGTTTCTTGGTGTGCTTTCACAGCTGGTGTAGCAAAGTTTCCAAAGTCAGCATCAACAGTAGCAGCTTCGGATCAGTTTAAGAAAGAAGGACGTTGGTCAGATGCACGTAATGATGACCCACAGGCTGGCGACTGGATCTATTTTGATTTCCCAGATGATGGCGTAAATCGCATTTCACATGTTGGTCTATGCATTAAAAATAATGGAGATGGAACAATTCAGGTTATTGAAGGAAATACTTCTGGAACAGCAAAAGGAGATCAGCGCAATGGCGGAATGTGTGTTGAAAAAACTCGTGCGTATGTGAAGGACAACAAGAAGAAACTACTTAATGCAGTTGTTGGTTGGGGTAGACCAGTGTATGCTGGAGAAGAGAATGCACCTCTTTTAAATAAGTTGGCACCCGCACCAGTAAAGAAAGCAGCACCAGCTAATCCAGTTGCAAAAAAAGTAGCACCAAAGAAGATTAAGTAATGTACGAATACTATGTTAGAAAAGTAGAGGCCGTAGTTGATGGGGACACAATTGATGTCCTCATCGACCTTGGTTTTGATATATTATTTGCATCAAGAGTAAGGCTTGCTGGCATAGACACACCAGAGTCTAGAACAAAAGACCTAGCAGAAAAGAAGTTGGGTCTTGAAGCAAAAGAATACCTTAAGTATAAATTAAAAGATGCTAAAAGTATTAAGATTAAAACAGAAAAGATGGACTCTTCAGAAAAGTACGGAAGAATTTTGGGGTGGCTATTTGTTGATGACCAGACAGTATCAATAAACGAACAAATGATTGCAGACGGACATGCATGGGGATACCTAGGAGATACTAAAGTAAAGGACTTTGAAGCACTTGCCAAAGCAAGATCAAAGTCTAAAAAATAACTTGCAATCTTGGTTGTCTAAATGATATAATTGATTAGTACCTGCCTATAGGGGGTACTAATTTAACTCGCTTAAAAGGAGCAAAAATGGTAACACAATTCGCCATGGATCTTTTTAAAGATCCATTTTTTATTGGTTTCAACCGAGAGTTGGAACGTTTTAATAGTCTAAGCAAGGTAAACAATACAGCTTTTCCGCCGTATGATTTATTAAAACTAGACGATGACAACTACCAGCTATCGCTGGCAGTTGCTGGATTCACAAGAGAAGATCTAACTGTATCAATTGAAGATGGAAGTCTTTGGATTACAGGTGAAATTACAGAAGTAACAGACGCAGAGGTGGTCCACAAGGGAATCGCTGCACGTAAATTCACAAGAATCTTTGAACTAAGTGAATACATGGAAGTTTCAAGTGTAGAGCTAAAAGACGGAATGCTACATATCCGTGTTATTAGAAATCTGCCTAAAGAAAAACAACCTAAAATACTAAAGATCAAATAACATTGAGACCTGGGTACGTCCAAAAACTGCCTACTAAAATTAAGGGATTATGTTATGCCAGTATACGAATACAAATGCTCATACGACGATGCACATGCAACAATGTCAGTGCATAGATCTATTGTTGATGACGATCCAGGATATACATGTGTAGAATGTGAATCTACAATGACACGATTCTTTACACCATTTGGCATACAGTTTAAAGGTAATGGCTTTTATAAAACAGATAATCCTAAGTAGTTTAAACTAACATTCTGCTATAATTACTAAGTAAACAAAAATATTGTTTTACTTAGGGGATCCTTAGTTGACTAGAAAGATTAAGTACTTTTTAACCAGCCTTTTCATTGTGGGCTGGCTTTTTCTTTTCGGCCCAAGCCTTGCTTATGCTGAGGATGTGCCACAACCATCCGAACAAGTTGTAGTAAGTCCTGCACAGTC